TAACAGGTTCTTCTTTTTGTTTAACAGGTTCTTCTTTTTGTTTAACAGGTTCTTCTTTTTGTTTAACAGGTTCTTCTTTTTGTTTAACAGGTTCTTCTTTTTGTTTAACAGGTTCTTCTTTTTGTTTAACAGGTTCTTCTTTTTGTTTGATAAAAGTTTCCTTTAAAAACTCATAATTTTCTTTTAAGATTTCATAATTCTTAATTAATAATTCATAATTTTTTTCAAGAACAACTTTTGATTCTATTTTCTCTAAATCATTACTTATTTCTTTACGTATATTGATTATTTCTTTTTCTGATGTGATTTTTTCATAATTATCTTTTTTTATTTTTTTATATACTTCATCAGTTTGCCAAATTTCATCTGAATTTACTAATTTTGTATAACCTATTAACGGACTAAATGTTATAATATTTTTCTTTCTACTAAATTCTTTTCCAGTCCATACTTCCCATATAAATCTGTTATTAGAAATTTCAGGTTTTTGACAATAATTTCTTATATAACTTGATCTTACCCAAAAAAAATTAAAGTAACAAAATCCATCAATATTAGGAAAAATTCCTGCAATATCTAAATCTTCATTTTTTTTAAATTCAGTTAAATATATTTCATAGTTTTGAATTGTATTTTCAAATAAATATTTTCTATTTTCATATTGTTGAGACATAATTCCTTTTGTGTGGAAATATAATATAACTTCATTATCTTCATCTTCAGCTATTTGATAAATAGTTTTAATTCCCGGAAATTCATATACATTTTCTTTATAAATATTTTTAAGTTCAATCTTTGAATATTTATTTTTAATTAATTCTTTTAATTTATTTAATTCAATATCATTCGCAATTACACTCATAAAAATTTTTGATTTATTATATAATTCAAGGTTTTTTAATGAATCTAATTGTTCAATAATAATTGGTTCCCATAAATTTGGTATTAAACATGCAAAATATACAATTTTTATTTTAATATTCATATCATATTAAAATAAATATTCTTTAAGATATTTTATCATAAATAACTAAAATTTAATCAATCAATTATATAAAATTACAATAATCATTATCAATAAAATAATTATTAATGGATCTATTTTTAAATCAACTATTTTAAATGCAGATTTTATTTTTTCATTTGTTATATTTAGAAAAGCAGGTTGAATGATTGAATCAGGTGCACTACTTGGTACCGGTTGACTAGTTGGTGTATAATTTGGTTTTGGTATATAATCTGGTTTTGGTATATAATCTGGTTTTGGTATATAAATTGGTGCACTACTAAAATTTGGTACCGGTTGACTAGTTGGTGTATTAATTGGTTTTGGTATATAAATTGGTGTTGATGCGTAAGCCGATGCACTACTAAAATTTGGTACCGGTTGACTAGTTTGTGTATAAATTGGTGCACTAATGCTGAAACTTTTTAATTCTTTATTTAAATTATCTAAACTTATTTGTATATTATTTAATATTCTTTGTTTTGCATCTATATCAATTTGTAATGCACTTTTTTGAACATTATATATCTGTTTCTTTGATTGAAGTCTTGTAATTATAGTATATTGATATTCTTTTTGAGCGATATTAATTTCTGTTTGTAATTTATTAATTTCTGTTTGTAAATTATTAATCATTGATTGAATACTAGTTATTTCTGTTATTATACCATTTTTTTGTAATTCTAATGATTTTAATAACTCTTCTATTTTTTTGATTTTAATATTTTTATCAATATTTTCAACTAGAAAACTCATTATATATATTTAGAAATTTCTCATATACCAATGACATGAAATATAATCTAAATTTGTATTATTTAAATTAAAATTTATATTAGATACATTTTGCCAACTTAATTCTCTTATTTTATATTTATTTGGAAAGTTTTTAAGTAAAAAATTAAAATAAATTTCATATTCTGATGCACCTGATCCTAATATTTCTTTTTTTTCAATAGAATCTAAAAATATTTCATAAAATTTTTTATTCTTATGAAACTTTTCTATAGTATCAAATAATTCTTTTAATATATATTTTTGAAACATTGAATGATGACAAATACCAGACATATTATTAACTTTTGAAAATGAAGGATGTAAATTAATCATATGAATAAAATAAGGTAAATGATATTCAGTACCAAAATTATAAAGGGGTATATCATTTTCAAAGAAACTTGTTGGTTTTAAAAATATAGTATCAGAATCAATAACTAAATAATTATCTAAAATAGTTGGTATTACAAAACCAGCGTATAATTTTAATAATTGTTGTAAATACCAACCACATCTATCATTATCTCCTAAATATTTTTTTATTATATTTAAATTAAATGGGAAATCATTTTCATCAATAATTATACAACCATCAAAAATTGACTTATCTTTTACAAGTTTAGTATTAGTAATAATATATATATTTCTATAATTTATAATATTTTTTTTATTATATTCTAATGATTTATTAATAAAATTAATATCATTTGGTCCTAGTGGTATAACTATATCAAACTGCATTATAATAAATTAACATAAAGCTTTATATTAATTCAATATAATAATTATAAATTTACATTTAATGTGGCAATAATATCATTTCCATCTTGATCAGATACTTCATTCAAAACATAGTTATGTTGTTTAAGTTTATTAATTGCAATATTCATTCCATTTATTCCCAATTCATTTGATAAATTATTATGATATTTTGTAAAACAATTTGTATCAAAACCCCATTTTTCAAATCTTATTTGTTTAATTTTATATTTTGATAAATCTATCATTTTTATTATTTCAGAATCAAAACCTTCTGTATCAATTTGTAAATATTCAATTTCAGTTATATTATGATTTTTACATATTTCATCAAAAGTTATTGTTTTTGCATAAACTTTAACCATATCATTCTTTGTTCCCCAATCATTCATTGGTAATAGAGAAAAATGTAAATCGGAATAAACAATCCCATTATCGGCTCTTGTTCCCATAATACCATTTTTAGCAGGTATATATAATTCTACTGTATTATTATTATTATAATATACTGCATTATTATAAATATGTACATTTCGTATATTATAATAATTCATTTTTATTTGATAAATTAAATATGATACAGGCTCTACTAAAATTACTAAATCTGGATTTTCTTTTATAACTTTAGATCTGAATAAATCATTTCCATTATTTGTACCTATTTGAAAAAAAACTTTATTCATTGTATATAGTAAATATTTCTTATTATTCTTTAAATATTTTTATAAATGTACTATAAATTTTTAATTATGTTATATTAAATAATTTTTCTAATTCATTTTTTGAACATTTAATTATATCATAATATATTGTATTATCAATTGGTTTACAAAATGATTCATGTGATTGTCTATTTTTATGTGGGAAATAAACAGTTTCAATGGTATTTGACATAAAAGAAGCTACCCAACTAAGTGTAGAACATGAACAAATTAATACTTTAGCATTTTTCATAATATGAAAATCTTCAATAACTGTACCAGTTTGTAAATTTATTTCAAAATCAATATTATTTTTAATGTATTTTATATATTCTTTTTCAATTTCACTTTTAGGTTTATTTAGAACTAAACAATATGAACTATAGTTTTTAATATTTTTTAATATTTTTAATATACAATCTGGATGTATTACTTCATTAATTATTATGAAATCTTCTAATCTAATATGAACAACAACATCATATTTATTAATATTATTAGGTTCTATTATAAGTTCCGAAGCTTTATAACATTGAACATTATAATTATAATCATAATTAAATTGATCATTACCATCTGTATATATTAGATCATCATTGTGATTTTTCATCCATAATAATAATTCATTTTTAAATTTAATAAATATTTTGTCATGTTGAAAGTAACCATAAAAATTAAAATTATGATCACTAATATTTGGAATATTATCACATAAAACATAATTCATCCAATTAATAAAAAAATTATCATTTATGGTAGCATTTAATTCATGTAAATTATATGTTCTTTTAGCACCATAAATAATACAAAAAAGGGTACTAGCAAAGTATCTAAATATAGCATTACCAAGTCTTCCAAGTTTACAATCATGAACTTTCATATATAAATATTGTAATATTTCTTTAATTAATAATTCTGCTTTGACCAATAGTAGAAGGTAAATATTTGTTCAACATATAAGTGGACACTTGATCGTTTTCAATAGCATTTAGTAGCCTGTTGAAAACAATTACTTCACCAATTTTACCTGGTAATACACGATTTTCACCAGACCAATTACCAATTTCAAATTGATTAGATTTAATTGGAATAGGTGTATTTATATTTGTAAATTGTCTTGAATAAGAAATTGAATTATTAAGTGTACATGTAGCTTTACAACCAGTAGTATTATCAATTGCAAATGTAAAAACATAATCAACATTATTCATAATAGTAAAAGGTGTTATCCAATCGTTATTACCTCCTATATTAACAGAAACTTGTAATTTATTACCATTTAATAATAAATGTAAACAACCTCTTTCCCATGTTCCACTAGATGAAAAAATTTGTGAAAAACCACCCACATTTAATAGATTAAAAGCAATAAATATTGTAATATTTTGTATTAAAATTGATTGTAAATTAGTAGTTAATATTGATTTGTTATTATTTTTACTAAAATCAATGTAGTTATTAATTAATTTTGGCATTGTAGTATTATTTGATACAAATTTATTATTTTGATTATTACTATCAGACCATGAAATTACATTATTATTGGTATCAACAGAAACATTTTTATATCCAGAAAATTGTAAATCTGGTTGCGGTAGTGTATAGTTAATAGGTTCAAATTTAACAAAAATTTGTAGTTTAAAGTTATTTGGAATACTATTTGAGAAAGTCCAATCAAGTTGACCGTTAGGATTATTACCAAATCCAAATTCAAAATTACCATCATTACGATGACGATTCCATCCAAAAACAGTAAGTGGTTTATTAATATCATTTATATTAAAAACTTGAAATGCTCCATGATCAATAGAATTATTATAACTATTATTATTACAATCATAGTTTGAATCAATACCACCTGCAAATAATACATTTCTATTTGCTGCATAATTACTTGGCCATATTTGTAATCTTCCTTTAACACCTGTAGCATTAATAACATTAGGTGATTTAGATATAATATTCATATTTGTCACATCACGTTGAATAGTAAAAACGTTAAAGGGACTATCACCTGTAGGTACATCATAAGAAGAAATTAATGACCATGCATCAAATGATACCCAAACAAAATTATTATCATTTTCAATTCTATATGCAATTCTAGTTGGTTTTGTTAATCCTAGACTAGAAGATTTATTTACTGTATATGGTATTATATTATTAATTCTTTTATATGTAGTAGTTTCATAAGCTAATGCCCATCCACCGCCATCTATATTCATATCAACAAATATATTATCAGGTTCATACATATCTTTTGTTTTAATCCAATAATATCCAGATTTTAAACTTGTAAAGTTTTGTTTTAGTTTATCACTAGAAATATTTGGTGTTTTATAGTTAGATCCATCATTTGTAGGTAAAGCTAAAGGTACTGTAGAAGATGGTGGTTTAGATTTATATATATGTGTTGGAATTAGTAAACTTTGTAACTCCCATTTCCATGCAATATATCCTTCTAAAATTTGTCTATCAAGTTGTGTATGATTGGCAGATAAACAAAAGAAATCACCAATATTACCTATAATACCTCTGTTTAAAAAGAAACTAGAAATTTGTACTTCTAGCTTAGTAATATTTTTATCATAACCATGAATATTTTTTCCGAATCTAACGTATAAAATTACAAAATTATCTGTATTATTATATGACACATTAATATTATTATCAAAATCAAATACTTTATTACCATTAATATAAACTAATCCTTCACTACCATTATGTAAATCATTACCATCAATACCACTTGAAAATCTACCCCTTCTAAATGAATAATCTGAATTTTGTAATTGTGGAGCAAATAACATATCAAAACTATTATTATTATTACTAAATTTAACTAAACATACAAAAGCATTAATGAAATCTTTACTACTACCAGATGTTAAAAATGTATCTGCAATCTTGGAACCATTAGGTGTTAATGAAAAATCAAAATTTATTAAATTATAGTTAGGTAAATAATTATTAATTGTTATATTTCCGCTTGGTATCAAATTTAAATTTTCTTCTGTTGAATATAATATAGAATTAATATATGTATATCTTTGAACAAATTCTTTATTTAAATTGATTGATGTTATACTTGTATTTGTACTACTGTATAATGTTAATTTAAAATTAGCTAATCTTTCATTACAACAATCTGTTCTATTATAAATAGTTATTGATTTAATGTCAGAAGGATTTATAATCATTTCCCAAAAAGGACATGTATTACCATTGGAATGATAAATTGTATATTTATTTTCTATTTGATATGGTCTTGCTCTATTATTATTATCAACAGGTGTATTTTTATCTGTACCATACCCTGTAGCAGTTGAATTAATATTAATTGCAGGGATTATATTATTACTTTGATCATGTAAAACAATTTGTGAAAAGTTTAACCAATCATTAGCATTACATTCAATTCTTATTTTTGTTACTAAAGTATTTGTTGTTGATTTTACTGGAATATTGCTTGGTTTATTAACTTTATTTAGCCATCTATAAACAAAATTTCCTGCTAATTCTATATTATTTGGATCATACCATGCCAATATATTTTTAATTGTTAAAGGATCAATTAGATCTTTATTAGTAGTTGAATCAACATAAACATAAGAAGGAAATTCTGCTAAAGGTCCTTGAATATAATAATAGCCAGAATTCAAATTTGGTAATTGTTTAATTTTTAAAGAACTAATGTTTGGTTTTAATATAGTTAATCCATCATTTATTTCTGTTGGTTGTGGTGGAATTGGAATATCAATTTTAATAAATATTTGTAATTTAAATTCAACTGGATCTGTTTGTTTAAATGTCCAATCAGGATTACCGCTTGGATTATTACCAAAACCAATATCAGGTCTAGAATCATTATGTCTATTCCATGCTAAAATTGTTTGATTATTTGTTAAATCATGAACTTGGAAAGATCCATTACCAATACTAGTATTAAAACCAGAATCATTAGTATCATAATTTGCATCATTACCTCCGGGTAATGCAGTATTTTTTTTAGGATCATAATTACTTGACCATATTTCAAGACGACCTTTTAATCCTGAAATTTGTTTAACAGAATTACCTAAATCAATAACATTCTCTTTTCCTTTAAATATTGTATCAACATTACTAATAACATTTAAATTATTAATATCACGTTGATTAATAAAAACATTTGATTCAGAGTCACCTGTTGGGACATCATAATTAGTTATATCTTTCCATGAATTAAATGATGTCCATGCAAAATTATTTGGATTTTTACCATTTTGCATATAATATGCAATTCTTTGTGGTTGTGTTGAACCTAAAGTATATAATTTATTAACAGAATAATTAATAATATTATTATTTCTTGTAGGATTAATAACTTCATACATGAGCATCCATCCGCCACCATCAGTAACCATATCAACATAAATTCTATCTGGTTCAGTCATATTACTTGTTTGAATCCAATAATAACCAGAAGGTAGATTTGGATAATTTTCTTTCAATTTCGTACCAGAAACATTTGGTAAATAATAAGAAGAACCATCATTTGTTGGTAATGGAATAGGAGGTTCACCAACTGGTAAAATAGGAGCCAATGTTTTATAAGGATGATTATTTGGTAAATATCTTTGTAAAGAATATTTCCAAGCTAAGTAACCTTCTGCTTTTTGTTGATCACGTTTAGTATGCATTGGTCCAAAACAAATAAAATCACCTATATAACCAACAATTCCATTAGTAATATTTGATATTAATAAATTAACTTGTTTTGTTAAATCATAACCATGTGTTCCAATACCATAACGTACATATATTATTACATAATCATTAGTATTGTTATATGGAAGATTTATTTTAAGATTATCAAAATATGTTTTTCCATTAATTGAAATGTTACCATTTGTTCCTTTAAATACATCATCATTATCATTACCATTAACTCTTGAACGTTTAAAGAAATGGGATGTATTGCTAGTTCCAATCAGTGAAGAACCAAAAAGAATATCATTATTATTTGTATTTGTTAAATATACTACACATATAAATCCATTCATTAAAGCAGAATTATTATTGGTAGTTAAATAACTAGTATTATTATTAATTGAAATCAATTTTAATTTTTCAGTATAATTAATAGAACTTATATTTCCAATACCAACTAAATTTAATTGTGAGTTACTTGTTATTTGATTTATCCATGATTTTACAATATTATTTTCAACTACAACATTATTAGGATCATACCAAGCTACAATATTTTGTATTTTAGTTGGATCACTTAAAACATATTTAGGTAAAGGAATTATGGTATTAATTGGAGGTGCAGATGAATATGGATGATCTTCTGGTAATTTATTTTGTAAGCCATATTTCCAACTTAAATAACCTTCTATTATTTTTTGGTCATAATAATTATGATATTTATTAAAACATATAAAATCACCCATAAAACCAACAAATCCTCCATTAACACTTGATAATTGGTAAATAATATCATTATCATATGTAAAACTATTATTAAAGTATTGACCAAATTTAACGTATAAAACAATGAAGTTATTTGTATTATCATATGATGTATTAAAAGAAGGATAAGAAAACACATCATTTCCATTAATAGAAATTACACCTCCTTTACCATTCATAATATCAGTTTGATCAACTCCATAATTTTGATATATTCTACCTCTTCTAAATGTAAATTCATTTTTAATACTTGAAAATATTACATCTAAAACATTATTACCTACATTTTTAATATTGATTACACAAGCAAACCCCGCTATTCTAGTAGCAGTTGATGTTTTAATAAAACTTTTATTTGTTCTAAAATTTATCATTTGTAAGTTTGAAGAATAAATAATAGGTTTGATTGAACCTGTTTTACTTTCTAAATTTAAACTATTTGAAATTTGGTTATTCCAACCTGTAACTTCATTATTATTATCAACAACTATATCATTTGGATCATACCATGAAATAACAGAACTAATATTTTTTGGTGTAATTAAATTATATGCAGGTTGAGAATTATATAAACTTATATTATTTAAATTACTAATATTAATTGATTCATAGAAAGCATTTATATCAATTGTATCAAGATTATATAATGCATTAATTTCTTCTTCATCAATTATTCTATTAAAAATTCTAACTTCATCAATATCACCTACAAACATATCAGATAATATATCACCTCGTCCAATATAATTTTCATTTCTAAGTATTGGTTTTGGATATGGTCTATTATATTGATTTAATATTTGTATATTATCTAAATATACTGACCATATTCCATCAGTTGATATATTCCATACAACATGGTGCCATTCATAATCATTAACTTTAATATTACTAAAATTTTCAGAAGTTACTAAATTAACAGTAGTATTATATAAACTAACACATAATGTATTATTTCTAGTACAAACAAGAATAAAATCATTAATACTAGAGTTTTTAAGTTGTAATAATCTAGTATAAGCTTGATTATTAGTTCTCATTTTAGATCTAAACCATAATGAAATAGAAAATCCATTAATATCACTAGTAAATCCAGTTAGTGAAGGATATTGTACCATTGAATTATCATCATTACCAAATAATGTTAAATATCCACTACCAAATAATGGATTATTTTTACCGATAAAGTTTGAACCAATGCTAACATCAAATTTCTTTGATAAAATATTATAAACTTTAGTATCTGTTATACTATTATTTTTAAATTTAATTGTTTGAGTATTAATAAATTTATCTTTAAAACTATAAAATAAACTCAAACTAGTATCATTATTTAAATCAGCAATATATTGACTAATTGATTTTTTAGCTTTAATATTATAATTTTTAATAATTTCTTCATATGTTATAATATTTTCGTATATTTTAAATTCATCAATTTTACTATAATTAAAATCTCCTACTATATTTCTTGCAATTGTTCCATAAAACATTTGTTCGTCTGGATAAAATTTAAGATTTGCTTTTGATTGTAATTTATCATTAATATATAAACTACAAATACCATTACTTTCTAATACAACAGTTAATAAATACCAAATATTATTTGTAACTGTAAAAAATGAATCTAGGGTATTAGTTAGTTTTAATTTACCTTTTAAACTTAAATTTACCATAAATTTACTATTAAGTGTAACTAAATTAAATTCCATCAATAGATTACTTAAATTTATATTTGTCGCAGAATAATTGACAAATTCAAAAATTTTAGAGTTATTTACGTATGATAATTGTTTATACCATAAACTAATACAAATTCCTGATTTTTTAATTATTATATTTGGTAATGAAACAAAATTATTTTTATTTATATCAAATAAAGCACCGTATAATCCTTCTTTTTTGGCTTTGGTAGTTAATAAATTAATATCACTAGCTAATGCATCATAACTTCCAGTAACTTCATTTTTAATATATGAATTATTAAATTCATTTTCAAATCTATAATAATTAATTAATTTAAATGAGTTAATTACGTATTTATTTTTATATAAAATATCAATTTCATTAATTTTTAGTTCTCTGTTATATAATCTGAAATTTGCAATACCTGATTCAATTTTACCATTACCTAAATAAGCATTATTGGTTAAACCTAGACCAAAAAATTGTAAATTATAATTAGTCCATGATAATTTATTATCAATATATATTTTTATTTTTTTTGTTGTTTTATATACAATTGTAATTAAGTACCATTGATTATTGGTTAAATAATTAATTTGTGTATTGTAATCAAGATTTTGATGTTTTAGAATTAACGTATTACTTTGCATTCTTAATCCATAAATTAAATTTTGATTAGCAAATGAATAAATATCATGTACACCAAAATTTTCATAATATTGTGTTGTTTTATACCAAAATGTAATTGTAATATGATTATTTGTAATTTGAAATGGATCAATATTTAATAAATTATTAAAAATATTAAGATAATTTCCTACTAATGAATCATATAATACAATATTTTTTGGATTTATATCTTTAGGTTTTAATTTAATATTATTTTTAACAGAATTTCCATAAATATTATCATCTGCAAAATCAAAATTTAATAATAAACTAGCATCATTATCTAATTCATTTATTGTTTTGCATTCATTTTCTTTGGAATTTGTTATTATTTTATTCATCTTATCTAGATATAATGCAATAATTTCATCACCTGATAAAATATCATTACATATTCTAAAATCACTTATATTACAATTAATTGCATCATCACCAACACCAATTTGTGATGAATTTTTAAAATAGTTCATACCTCCATTATCTTCCCAATATGCACCTTTGTAAATAGTAAATGTTAAACCAGAATTTTTATCTGCTTCATTTAATGTAATGGTATTATTTAATTTTCCATCATTAAAAAAATAACCATAACCATTAAATTCTTCATTTTGTTGTCCTGGAGGAATAAATGATACAATCATATTATCACCACCTCCTCTTTCACCAAAAACTATTCTAATGTAATAATAGGTATTAGGTGATAATGTAACATTACCCTGTCTTCTAACCATTGGATGTGCACCTCCATTTTTAACTGTTGCATTATCAATTGTATAACCTGAATATGCATTATTACCAATCCATAAATAACTTGCATCATCTGAATTAGTAAAAAATGACCAAACACTATTTCCAGGTATTGTTGTATTTGTATAAAAGTAACCTGTCCATTGAACATTATAGTATTCCCAAGAATTATTTAATGGAACAATATAATTTGTTCCAATATTAATATCAGGAATTCTTATTACTGTATTAGGAATTTGAGTTCCTCTACCAATATAATTTATTGTATCATTATTAATTATAGGATATATTACATCTGTAAAAATACTAAAAGATTGACCATTTAAATAACAACTATATGTTGATTTAGTAATTACTAATGCAAAATGAAACCAGTTATTTGCATAATTTTTTAAATTAATTGAATTTTTTTTAATAATATTATTAACTGTAACATCAATATTAAAAACAAAATTTTGTGTTATATAAATTTTAAAATAATTAGAAGAATTATTAAAATCAATCAATTTAGCATTATCATTATTTAATAATTCAAAATTATACCAGAATGCAATTGTAAATCCATTATTATTTATTGCAAATTTATCAATAGTTAGATATGTTTTTTCAAAAATATTATTCAATAATAAAGATGATTCACCTACAGCTTTATCTCTTTTAGTTATGTTGCCTAAACTTGATAAAGTTGCATCTAAAGCTAATCCTGATACTATTGTTCTTTCTATTTTTGTTTCTTCAAAAGGAATATATAAAATTTGATTTGCATCATTATTTAGAGTTGTTTGTTTTAAATATAATGTATTTACTTCATTATCACTTAATTTTTTATTAAAAACTCTAAATTCAGACATTGAACCAGTAAATGTTTTATTAGAAAAAATGTTACTAATTTTTCCAATTTGATTTGTGTTAAATGTATTTGATAATTCTATGTAATTATTAAAATTTGTTTTTTCATTATTAATATATATATCCCATTTACTTGTTGGATCAATATTCCATGTAAAATGTGTCCATTCATTATTATTAAGTTTTTTATTAGTTAATATAGAATTTTGTGCTCTACCAATAGATATAGATTTGTGTTCAATTTTTATATTACCATTTATTAAATATCCACAAATTCTTTGATCTGTATTAGAAAATTCAAATAATGGTGAATTTAATGATATGGTTTTAAACCAAAATGAAATGGATAGTGGTTTATTTTCTAATGTAAAAGAAGAAACATTTAAATAATTAAATATTGTATGTGAAAATTTTAAAAATTTCTTATCAAATTTATTTTCAGTAGTAACTGGATATTTAATGATTAATTTATTATTTACTTGTGAAAAATTAGTATTGTAATTAAATAATGAAATGATTTCTTCATAAGATAAAATTCTATTATACATTCTGAAATCATCAATTGATCCAAGTAAATATGGATCATTCCAATTACTTTTTCCCAAATAATTATATCTTCTTTCTATATTATGTGGATACATAGTATTTATTCTTGTTGCATTAACATTTGGATCAGGTTTCATTAATACTCCATCAATATAAATATTCCATGTTGCACTAGATCTATCATTTGAAGTTTTTGGAACTATTGTCCAAACAAAATGTCTCCAATTATCATCATTTATATTAATATCCCTATTATTTATTTTATAAAAATTAAAATAATTTGAATCATTTCTATAATTAAATACAGAACAAAATAAATAATTATTATTTATACCAGCTATAATATTATGATTTTCAGAACCATTTCCAAAATCAAAAAATCTAGCCCAAGTATTAGAATTTTTAGATTTAAACCAAAATGAAAAAGTATAACCATTAAAAACATTATCTTGATCACAAATAAAAGAATTTAATGCAACAAAATCTTCATTTTGAAAATTTACAGAATTAACATCAAGAACAGGAATATTTATATTTTCATTTTTAATTAATGGTGTTGGATCATATTGTAATGGATAATTGGTTATAATAGGTTTATTTAATGGAATTTGTGGAGTGCTTACAAATTGTGGATCACCATTTATGTATACTAATACAGATGTAGTATGTTTCTTTAATTGGAAAATATTATTAACTTCAACATCTGTTAATTCTTTATCAATTACATAAAAATCCGACATAAACCCATCAAAACAAATATCATTTACAGATGAACCTTTACCTATAAAGTTATTATTTCTAGTAATATTAAGTGGATAAACAGAATTAATAACAGATTTTAGTCTACCATTAACATAAAATTTACTTATTTTATCTTGATTAATTGTCCATGTTACATGATACCACATATTATTTGATAATTTTATATCTGATATTAATCTACTTTTAGTCTTATTTTGATTTATGTAAAAATATAAATAACCAAAACTATATTCACAAATTAAATTTGAACCAAAATCAAATATTTTACCTAATTCTTTTGTATTTCTTTGCATAATCCAAAATGAAATAGATACACCAGTTGTACCTGTTGTAATTGTATCAATTTGTATATGTTGTTTTAAAGAATCATTAAATCCATAGGATGGAAAATCTGTAATCGTTTTAAAACCTTGGATTAAGTTTGTTGAAAATACTAATTTTGAGTCAGTATTTAAATTTTCTGAAATATTTATAGTATAAATACTTTTAATTTCATTTAATGATAACATTCTATTATAAAATCTAAAATCTTCAATACATCCATTGTAAAATGGATCATTCCAATTACTTTTACCAATATAAATATTTTTTCTTATAATATTTCTTGGATAATTAGTATTTGTTCTTGTTATACTAGTATTTGGCGTTGGTAATAACAATTCACCATTAATATAAATATACCAGTTAGCATATATACCATCACCATATGGTTCAATAACCCATGTAAAATGTCTCCATACATTATCATTAATATTAATATCAGTTGAATTATTAGTAACAGGATTAGGATTTTTATAAAAATTATAATAATTACTATCTCCTCTAGAATTAAATACTGAACAACATAAATAATTATTATTTACACATACTAAAATATTATCTGAACCAGGACCATTACCAAAATCAAACATTCTTGCCCAAGTATCTGAATTTATTGATTTAAACCAAAAACTTATAGTGATTCCAGTTAGTTCTGTTTGAAAAGGATTAAAACTTATAAAATCTTTATTTAATTTATTAAAATATAATGAATTACAACCAACTATTTTTTGATTTTTATTAATTATCATTGATTGAAAATTATTATCAAGTGTATTTAAACTTATTTTTGTGTTTTGTGTTCCTTGATTTCTAATATTATATACACTTTTTAATGGTTGAGCTTCATTATTAAAATAAAATGTTAGTGCACCTTCATTTTTACCTCTATTTATTATTTTATTTTCGTTTAATGTTTCAAAATCATAATATAATACAAGTGCATAATCATTATTTAATTCAGTTAAATTTTGTTTTGTTGATAATGTATAAATTTCATTAGTTGATAATTGTCTGTAATATAATCTAAAATCATCAATATAACCAGAATAATTTAATAATGCATTTTCAGGGAAATTACTTTTACCAATAAAGTTGAAATTTCTTAATGCAACACTTGGATAACCTCCATTTAGAGATTTTATTAAAACTCCATTTTTATAGACGGACCATATAGAATTTGTACTTATTGTCCATGTAATATGATTCCAAACAGTTAAATCACCTATTTCAAAAACTTGTCTAGATACAGTAGGTTCACCTAATATTGCAAAAGTTAACTCGGAAACACTAGAAATATAACATGTTACATTATAATTATTTGTTCCTTTACCAAAATCAAATATTCTTGTTCCTGTTAATAATTGTAATGGTTTAATCCAAAAAGAAAATGTTAGACCGTTAGGTGATAAATTTATATTAGGAATAATTATACAATCATTAAAATTAATACCTGTAATATTTACATAATCTAAACCATTATAATTTTTAAAATTAATTAAACCATTTGATGTTACATTAAGAGGATTTAAATTTACAATTTTATTTTTATCGATTGATAATGTAACCAATGATTTTTTTGTAATATTATCAATTATTGTTTGTGGATTTTTAATTAAACTATAATCATATTTTATAACTTCTTCTGAATCCATTTTTTTTATTAATTCTAATCTTTTTTTAAGTGGATGTGTTGAATATAAAACAAATACTTCTTTAGTATTTAATTCTCTGTTATAAATTCTAAAATCAGTTAAAAACCCATTTAAATTTGAATCATTACTCCAATTGGATTTCCCAATAAACATATTTACCCTGTTAATAATTGTTGGATAGTTTGCATTTGGTATTGTAAATATTGCGGAACCATTTAAATATAAATAAAAAGTTTTTAAACTTTTACTTAGTACCCATGCAACATGAATCCATTCAAAATTATAATTTTTAAACATTAACAAATTATTAGTATTGTTACTTTTTTCTCCCCAAGTTCCAAAATGTAAATGATTTTGTGATGAATTAATTGCCATTAAAATATTATTTCTATCTGGACCATTACCAAAATCAAAAATTCTTGACCATTGGTCAGAATTTGTTCCTTTAAACCAATATGAAAATGTTAAACCATTATCAGTAAAATTGAATGGAGATAATTCTAAATGTTGATCTAGTTGATTAATACGATTTTTAATATTTGATAATCTTAATGTATAAATATCATCTTCTTTAACAGGCATAATTTGTCCACATATTTTAACTAACAAATTTGATTTTGAATTATTTTTAATAAATTTGGTTATTCCTGCTTGTATCAAAGTATTATTAGCATAATAATAAGTTGTGCTTAAATTATTTGGTAATTGTGTTGAAACAATAGTATTATCATCTAAAAATAATTTTAATGAAAAACTACTGATTCTTTCAGTACAACAATCAATTCTGGTGTGAACAGTAATTGATTTAATTTTTTTAGGTGTACCATATATTATTTCCCAAAATGGTTCTTCCATTCTTCCTGAATGATAAATATATGGATGATTTCTAGGAGTATCATTACCATCTAATGGTATTAATTTATTTGTACCAGACCATGGTTCTGTTGCATTTACTTGATCTACCTTATTGTCATAAATAATTTTATTATTATTAATATCATAAACAGTTAATTGTGCTATTTGTAACCAATTTCTTACACCATCAATTCTTATTTTTTTTGTTAATTTATTTTTTGTAAAATCAATATTTTTAAAAGGATCAATCTCATAAAAATCTGTATTTAAAAATTGTATATTATAAACTAGGGCAGGATCTTTATTTAATGATAACAACATTAAATCGTCTAACTTAGATGTTTCAACTGGAATTTTATCAGTCAAATCCATTTTATAAATAAATTGACCTTCAATTATTAAATTACCTACTAAATATAATGATAATTTATTAATTCTAGATCTTATACAAATTACAGTATCATTAATTAAATATTTAATATTTTCACCATCAATTATTAATTTTAGATTAACTGTTTGATCATTTTCAATAATAGCTCCAGTTTTTGGTCTTATTCTAGGTTGATCATTATATCCTGGGGCAATAGGAATTACACAATAACCACCTTCATTAATTGTCTTAAATCCATAAACTACACCAAAATCTTCAAATCTATTTTCTGAAAATCCTACAGAACAATTTATTGGTGGTGGATGTATTGTTAACATAATAGGTCCACTTATACTATTTTTAGATGTAAACCCATTTTGTCCAGATGTATTTACTTTTAATAAGATTGAACTATTTACTTGAGTCATAAAATTTGATGTTTCAATATCAATACTAGGTTTTGGTAATGGTTTAATATATTTTGATCCAACTGCATATAAAACATCTACCATTTCACTTGAAAAATATGAATTATATAATTTAAAGTCATCAATTTTACCTGTGAAACAATTATTTTTATTTAAATCTAATGAACAACCAAGTATATTATAAACAAAAATTTCATTATCTAAAAATGATCCAACTTTTGGAAATTTAATTTGATTTCCATTTAAATATATATACCAATCTTTACCATCAAATGTCCAAACAAAATGAAACCATGAATTAATATATGATATTGTATCATTTATTGGAAAAGTTATATCACCTCCAGATAAATTTAAGTTTACATACATCATATTTTGATAAACATAAATACTTAATAATACAGTTTTACTTATATTTTGAAATTGTAAAATATATTTTTTATGATTTAAATTATTTGTATCAATTTGATCTTTTGATAACCACATTGCAATAGTAAATTTATTATTGTCAAATTTAATAGCATTGATATTGATATAATCAGTGCATACATTTTCTAATTTTACATTTTTATTTACAAATTTAGCACTATTTGGTCCTAATAATCCATCTGTAGTAATAATATTTAAATTACTTAATGTAGCATCAAACATTAAACTATATCCTATTCTAAAAGAAGGAATATCCGTATTTCTATTTAAAGGAATTTCAATATTATTTTCTGATGTTAGTAAATCCCAAATTATTAAATCATTAGAACCTAATAAATTCCATGATAATATATCATTTTCTGGATTACTACTTGCAGTCTTAATTGAATATTGGTTAATAGGTTTTTGAATACCACAATCTACTATATGAGCATTTACAAGTGTAGTAATATTTGAATTTAATATATTTTGTGAATAAACACTTGATAATTTATGTATTACAGTATTACCATCATCTAAAAATATCATAGCATTGAATCTTCCTATTCTATCTAAACAACAATCTAATCTTGTATGAATTACTATTTCTTTAACATTAATAGAATTTTTAAATAATATTTCCCAATATGCATTAGTTGGTGTATTAGAATGATAAATACTTGGATAGTTTCTTGGAGCATCTACGCCATCTATAGGGGTACTTATTGAAGTATTATAACCAGGTGGAGTTGCATTAATAGTAAAATTATTAGATGTTACTTTATTACTATTGTTATCATATACCAATACTTGAGCTAATTGTAACCAATCATTACCTTCAAATCTTATTTTTTGTACCTTTTTATTTTTAAAATCTAATAAAGTTTTATTACCAAATCTACTAATAACAGTTGCATCAACTGGAATATTATCATATGATAATATTAAATTACCTAATTGTGGATTTGTTGAATTAGGACCACGTAAACCTTTACTCTCAAATTTATAATAGCGATAATTTGCTGCATTGATTTGTGTGTTTGATGATAAATCCGTATTAATACTCATATTTCTTAATGTTTTATCTTTAACAGTTACTATATCAAAATTATAGTATAATTTAATTTTTTCATTTGTTTCATCAATAAAATCAATATCACAACATCTACAATTTACAGGATCTCCTACTATTTTAGCTTTTACTTGGCTACTATTACAAACTAATGTTGAACAAGATTTTGGTTTATCATCTATTTTACATGCAAAATCTTCTTTATCATTTTTATAAAAGACCAAAAAGAAAAATAATAAAATGAGTAATATTACTAATATTATATTCATATTATATAATTATATAAAAAATTTAAAGAAAAAATATATTTTCATATATATGAAAATAATTTTAGTGTGTATAGATAACTTTCAAGATTACATCCTAAATAATATAAATAATCTTTTTTTATTTGATAATAATGAAGTTACTATTATAACAAATAAATGTTTTTTTAATAAGTTTAAAAATTTAAATATTAATTTAATAGATTGTGATGAATTAGATGATTTTAATTTTAATTCACAATCAAAAATTGATAAAAGTTTTAGAAATGGTTTTTGGCATTTATGTTCTTTAAGACTGTTTTATTTATTTTCTTACATCAAAAAATTTAATTTAGAAAATGTTATTCATATTGAAAATGATGTACTTATATATGAAAATCTTGTTACTATAAAAGAAAAATTTATAGAAAATAAAGTTTATGCTACATATGATTGTGATAATCGTGTTATACCAGGTTTAATGTTTATTCCTAATTATCAAGCATTTGAACCTATAATTAAAAATTATAATTTTAATTTAAATGATATGCAAAATTTAGCATTATTTGATGAAAATACTATTTTACCATTACCCATTTTTACAAATAATTATAATAATCACAAAATTACAAAACTTTATAATAAATTTAATTGTATTTTTGATGCTGCTGCTATTGGTCAATATTTAGGAGGTGTTGATCCTAGAAATCAAAATGGTGATACAAGAGGTTTTATTAATGAAACATGTATTATCAAATATAATGACTATAAATTTTATTGGATAATAAATGATAAAGGATTATATCAACCCCATTTACTTTGTAATGGCAATTATATACAAATTATTAATTTACATATTCATGCAAAAAGTTTAAATAGATTTATGGCAGATAATCCAAAAGAAACTAAATTTATTCAAATTCAATAATTTGTGGAATTACGAATTTATCATTTTTATTATTTCTAAGTCTATTTATTTTTTCTTTTAATTCTTTTTGAAAATTCCATGCAAATAAAATAAATGTGATTGATTCCTCAATATTTTCAATATATTTAAATGATTTTATTTTTAATTTTACTGCATCAATTATTGTATTTATTTTCAATGAATTTTCATCAATAATACAATCAATTATAATATTATTTTCATTTAATTTTGCATATATATAATTTAAAATTGTTATTCCTTTTGCGGATGCGCCTACCCCTATTATTTTATTGTTATTTTTTTTTAAATTTATTATCAATTGATTTATCCAATTCTCAATATTTTGTTTATATATTTTATATGTATCTATACAATAAAATCTATTGTCAATTTCATATTTTAATCTATCTCTTATACTTTGACTATCATTATATTTTAGAGATTCTGTTTGTTTTTTAATATGAAATAAATAACTATTACCATGTACGGGTACTATTTTTATATCATTTAAATAAAAATTTGTTTTTGATAAAAAAACAGTCATACTCTTTAAAGTAAAAAATGATAAATGTTCATGATATATTGTATCAAATTCATTATTTTTAATCATATCACATTGAGATGTTTGAATATAAATATCTGTATTTTCATCTGATATTTTTTCAATATTATCCATAAAATCATATATATTATCTAAATGTGCAAATACATTAAATGCAGTTATAATATCAAATTTATCTTGTAATTTTGATACAGTTTCTTTATTAAAAAATCCACATATTACATTATGATTTTTGATATTTTTTAATAAATTTTCAGCAGGATCTATGCCATATGTTTCATAACCCTCTAGTTTAAAATAATCCAATAAACAACCATCATTACATGCTATATCTAAAACTTTTTTATTTTTTTCCGGTAAACTTTTAACAAAACTTTCAAAATAGTTATTCATTGTTTTTGTTACACCACTTAAATATGTATAATTTGTAAACATTATTATAGGATTAATAAAACCTTCTAATTGTAAGTGTGAACATTCTTTACAACAATTTAATTTTAATGGAAATGATAAAAATTTATAAAAGACATCTGATAATCTATTTGGCGGTGGTTGTGTTTTTAAATCTAATACTTCAAAAATATTTTCTGATTTACAAACTCTACAATAATTTAATTTTGTCCATATATTTATTATTTTATTATTATCAATATATTTAATAAAATTTAAATCATAAAAATCTTTTACAATATCATTTTCAATTGTTTCTAATGATGATATATTATTATAATTATATTCTTCAATTAGTTTTTTATTAGATAAATAAAATTCATATTCTTTTTTTGTTGAATCATAATAGTTTATTTTAACATTCAAATTTTTTAATAAATAATTTGCTAAATCGTGTAAAGTTAATGAAAAAGATGATACATTATAAATATTTATTTTTGTTAATTGTTCATTAACTATTAATTTTTGTATTATATTATATATTTCATTTAATGAAACAAAACTTTTTTTTAAATTTTTATTATTAATAAATAATTCATTATTTATTATTGATGAATAAATCATTCTATTGATACCTCTTGTTGCATCAAAATTTGGTGAAAACCCATATACCGTTCCACATCTTAAAATTATTTTTACACAATCTCCTAAATTAATAAAAGATTCTTCATTTTCTTTAATTATTTTTGCATATTTATCGGTAGATTTAAAAAAAATACTATCATTTTCTTCATATTCATCTTTATTTATACCATCATAAATTACTGCTGAACTAAATAATATAAATTTATTATTATGTATATTATATTTTAATACATTAATAATAGTTTGTATATTTTCACAACTAGCAACTATAAAAATATTACAACATTTAAATTCATTATTAAACCATTTTTTTTTAAAATCATTAAAAGTTATTTGATTTTCATTTGTAACATTACAATTAACAACATTAATTGTATTTTGTAATTTATAACTTAAAAATGATCCTATATATCCATCAGCACCAATTATTACGTTCATAATAATATTATATTATATTATTTGTTTAACAATGTTTTATAAAAAAGTAAATTATTCAAAAATAAATACTTTCATTAATTACAAGAAACTTATAATATAGTTAAATAATAGTAATAATACCAATTTTAGAAACATATATACTAAAAAATTGAAAAAAAAATATTTGTAATAATTAAATCAATTATAATGTCATCATTTATGGATAAATAAAATGTTAGATCTTGTATTTTGTATGGATTGTACTGGTAGTATGGGACCTTATATTAATAAAGCTAAAGAAAGTATTAAAAGTATTGTTAATAAAATAACAGATAAATCTGGTTGTGATGATCTTTTATTTGGTCTTGTTGCATATAGAGATCATCCTCCCCAAGAAAATACATATATTACTAAAAAGTTTAACTTTACAAATAATTTAGAAACTATGCAGAATTATTTGATTGATCTTAAAGCGAACGGGGGAGGTGATGGACCTTAAGCTTTAACATCGGCATTATATGAAATTAACACTTTGGAATGGAGAACTGACTCTACTAAAATTGTAATTATTATATCTGATGCACCGCCACATGGTTTAGGTGAGTATGATGATAGATTTCCAAATGGTGATCCAAATGGTTATGATCCAATTATTATTACAAAAGAATTAGCATCAAAAGGTATTACAATTTATACTGTTGGTTGTGAACCTGCAATTAATAACTATCAATTTGCTAGAGCATTTTTAATTTCATTAGCAAATTTAACAGGTGGTCAAGCAATTGGACTAAATAATGCAAACTCTCTTGCAGATGTAATTCTTGGTAGTACAATTGAAGAATTAGGTATTACACAATTACTTGAAAAAGTAGATGAAGAAACAAAAAAAGTTAAATATGAATATTTATCATCAGGTAGATCATTTACAGATGATATGATTCTAAATGATGTATATACTAATTTAAGTGGTTTTGGTTTAGTAACACCACAAATTAAAGGGTGTACTGTTATGAGAGATAGTTCTGAAGGTATTATAGAAGAATCATCTGATTTAGCATCAGCCCGAATAAAATTAAGTTCTGTAAAAAGAGATTTATCATTACAAAACACATCATCTCCTATACATAAAATAGCTAAATTTGATGATTTATTCTTAGATAAAACAATTGAAATATCAAATTTTGATGAAGAAAACGTTGATGTTATTGACGATATTATTACTAAAAATCAAGTTAAGCGTTTAATTTCTAGAAACTCTAGCACTTCAACTACTAAATAATAATTAAGAGAAACAAAATAAATAGTTTTGAGTTATTGTAAATTAATTAAAAATATATATATAATTGACAAGTTTATTTTGATTTACAATTAATAAAAATCAGATACATCTTGAGTTTTAACTATAATGAAAACATATATAGACAAATAATTATTATTATTTTAATGCAAAAAATAATAATATTAATTTTATCATCATCTGGTGATGTTTATTCACAATTTAAATATTTACAAACACAATATTTATCAAAATTTACAAATCATATCAAATTTTATTTTATTGAATTTAACGATATACAAAAAGAGGATGTTATTGAAAATAATAATACATTAAGTTTTAAAGGTAATGAAAGTATTACTCCTGGCATGATAATTAAAACATCTTTAGCAATAAAATATTTAAATAAATATGATTATAATTTTATTTTTAGAACAAACCTAAGTACTGTTATAAATATGTATAATTTGTTTGACATTATTAATAATTTTGATATATCCGAAAATATGTGTTCAGGATTTCATGTTTTTGGTTTTATTACAGGTACAGGTATTATTATGAATAAAAATGTTGCTAATATTGTTGCTAATAATTATAAATCTTTTAATTATTTAAATGTTTGTGAAGATGTAATAATTTCTCAAATGTTTTCACATTATAATATTAAATATATACAACCAAATAATTATAAATGGGGTATGATTATAGATACTGATATTGATCAAGAACCACATATAACTCATTATTTAACAAATAATACTTATTCAAAATTTAATTTTGATAATAATGTTTTACATTTTAGAATTAAAAATAATGATAGAAATATTGATTTATTATTTTTTAAAGATATTTTAGAACAATTATATGGAATAAAAAATTGATATTTAAAATTATTTAGTTAATTAAATTACCACATATGTCAGTAATTATTGAACATACTATTAATAATATAGTTATAAAAATTGTAAGTAGTGAAGATATATATTACCTTGAATTTTATAATCCAGATATTAATGTACGATTACAAGTATATTCTCCAAAATATAATACTGTATATGATTATCTTTCAGTTATCAATAATAATATACATTTTATAGAAAATATGAATCATAGAGAATTAAGTGTATGGTTTGGTGAAAATATAACTTAAAATAAATAATAATTTTTAAAAAAAACATATCATAATTTTAAAAAAAATATTTAGAAATAATAAAATATAACTTAAATATATAATCAAAAAAATGAGCTCCCACTGTTATAAAATCATTAAAGAATTAAGAAATGAATTTTTTTTATTAAAAGCAAATTTATACAAAAACAATATTATAACCAATGAAATACTACAAAATATGTTTAGTTTATCTTCAATAATTATTGAGTTAGAAAATAACTATAATGGGTTATTATCAAGAAGTAGTTCAGAATACTCATTGATAATTTAGAATTAAATGATTTACCAATTTTTGATATTGATGTTGTTTCAAAAAAAATGAATGATTGAAATTTTGATTTTTTTACTATTCAACATTCAATGGATTTGGTAATTTATACTTATTTTATGTTTACGGACATATTTAATTTTGATAATTTAAAAATAAATTTGAATTCGTTTTATAATTGTGTTATTGATATATCAAAAAAATATAATAATAATCCATACCATAATTTTCAACATGCTGTTACAGTTACACATTTTATTTATTTAATTATTAAAACAGTACATCTTGATAAATATTTATCAAAATACAAACTTTTTAGTTTATTATTTAGTGGTTTAGTTCATGATATAGATCATCCTGGTACTGATAATCTTTTTGAAGCAAATAAAAAAAGTTTTTTGTCTTTACAATATAATGATAAATCAATATTAGAAAATCATCATTGTTCTACTGCTTTTTTTATTATACAACAAGATAATATTAAATTATTTAAAAATCTAAACAATATAGAATTTACTGAAATTAGAAGTACTATTATTGAATATATTTTATCAACAGATATGAAAAATCATTCATCATTAATGACAACTTTAAAATCATCAAAAATTATTGAAAATGAAGTATTACTTTGTAAATTGATTATTCATGCATCAGACTTGTGTAATCAATTGAAATGTTTTGATGTATATAAAAATGGTATAAAAAGAATACATAGAGAAATGATAATACAAAAAGAAAAAGAAGAAAAATTATGTTTACCTATTACTAAAAATATTGATATTAATAATAATAATGAACTAGTTCAAAATGAAATTAATTTTTCTATATTTTTTGTAAAACCAATATGGTCAATAATTATAAAGAAATATTTAATTATCTTATAGAGTGGATTATATGATAGTATTAAAGAGATTAGGTGTTGTATTTTAGGTGATTATGATTCAAAGTTATTTGATGATGACAAAATAGTTATACGAGCTACTTCATATGAAGTATTTACTATAAATAAGTTGTATGAAGATTCTAAAAATACGGAGTTTGATTTTAATATTTTATATCTACACACAAAAGGAATAACTAAACCTGATAATATTAATGTTAAAAGTTGGTTAGAATATCTATGTTATTTTAATATTTATCATTATGAAAAATGTTTACAATTTCTTGAATTTAATGATGCGGTTGGTGTAAATTTACAAAATGAACCACAAATTTTTGGTGGTCTAAATCGTCTTATATAAATAAATTAGACAAATGTCAATATACTAGCTATACTAGTCCTGAATTTTGGTTAACAAAAGATAAAAATGGTGAATATATTAGTTTATGGGCTTCTCATGTTAATCATTATTATGTCAATTATTCTAAGGAAAATTATGAAAATAAACCAATTTTACCATATAAGTGTGATTGAAATGTAATAAAATATTATTGTTAACTAGTAAAAAAAATTGAAAAAATAACTACATTAACTACGAAAATAGATTATTATGTCCGCATTTATAAATGAAGATAATAAATCATTAGATTTGGTATTTTGTATGGATTGTACTGGTAGTATGGGTCCTTATATTAATAAAGCTAAAGAAAGTATTGAAAGTATAGTTACAAATATAGTAGAAAAATCAGGTTGTAATGATGTTTTATTTGGACTAGTTGCATATCGAGATCATCCTCCTCAAGATAAAACATTTATTACTAAAAAATTTAATTTTACAAATAAATTAGAAACAATGCAGAGTTATTTAAATGAACTTGTTGCTAGTGGTGGAGGGGATGGTCCTGAAGCACTAACATCTGCATTATTTGAAATTAAAAACATGGAATGGAGAGAAGAAACAACAAAAATTGTAATTGTTATTACAGATGCACCACCACATGGTTTAGGAGAATATGGTGATGGATTTCTTAATGGCGATCCTGATGGACATGATCCAATTATTATTACAAAAGATTTAGCAAAAAAAGGTATTACTATTTATTCAGTTGGGTGTGAACCAGAAATTAATAAATATAAATTTGCTAGAGCTTTTTTGATTTCATTAGCAAATTTAACAGGAGGACAATCAATAGGATTAGAAAATGCTAACTCTTTAGCAGATGTTATTCTTGGTAGTACAATTGAAGAATTAGGAATTACTAAATTACTTGATAAAGTAGAAGAAGAAACAATAAAAGTTAAATATATGTATACATCATCTGGTAGATCATACACTGATGATATAGTACTTAATGATGTTTATAATAATTTAAGAAGAGATCGACATGTAACCCCTCAAATTAGAGGTTGTACAATGATGAGAGATATATCAGAAGGTATTATTGAAGGATCTGATGATTTAGCTTCTGCTAGAAGAAATCTTATTTCTAATAAAAGAGATATAACATCTGAACCTATAACACCATTAACAAAATATCGAAGATTTGATGATTTGTCATTACCACCATTTGATGATTTGCCATTACCACCATTTGATGATTTGTCATTACCACCATTTGATGATTTGTCATCGCCACCATTTGGTGATTTGTCATCACCACCATTGGAATCAAATAAGAAATCTGATAAAATTGATGTTATTGATGATATTATTACAAAGGATCAAGTAAAACGTTTAATTTCAAGAAACACTAGTAAAAGTAGTTCTAAATAAAATATGTATAACCATGTTATTAAATTAATATTTTATTCATTATCTGAATCAGAATCTGAAATATAATCATATGTATTTTTTTTATTATAAATTGAATTTTGTATATCAACATTATGAATTATTTCTATAACTTGACTATAAATTTCTTGTTGAGTCCATGGTTCAATCCATTTACCTTCTGAAAAAATAGAATAACTAAATACATCATTATCAAATGAAATACCATTATACCATATCAAATTTTTAAATTCTTCATAATCATCAGGATAATCAACATTTAATGTTATACTATTTTTAACTGTTACTATAATTTTATTATAACAATCATCAAGATCATTACAAACCAAATATAATGATTCATATTTATTTTGTTTTGGTTTAGTTAATAATATATTTACAGGTATTGACATAATTGTAAATATTTATTAATAATTTTTATTTAATTCAATTTTTTATATAATAAATTGATTTCTCATGATTTACCTAAATTACTAATTCTTTAAAAAAAATTTGATAAAAATATATTTTATTATATAATAATTAATTTATGGTTAATAAATTGGTTATTGTAGAATCACCTGGTAAAATAAAAAAAATTACTGAATATTTAGGAGAAGGATATATTGTTAAAGCATCATTTGGGCATTGTATGGATCTTGATAAAAAGACATTATCAATAGATATAGAAAATAATTTTAATCCAATATATGTAATATCAGAGGATAAAAAAAAAGTTGTAAAAGAACTAATATCTCTTTCTAAAAATTGTGAAGTTATATTGGCATCAGATGAAGATCGTGAAGGAGAAGCAATTGCATATTCATTAGGTAATATTTTAAATTTAAAAAATCCAAAAAGAATTGTCTTTCATGAAATAACAAAAAAAGCAATTAAAGAAGCTATAGAAAATCCTCGTGAAATTGATATGAATATGGTATACGCACAACAAGCACGTAGATTATTAGATAGATTAGTTGGATATAAAATTAGTCCTATATTATGGAAACAAATGAATACAAATACTGTTCAATCAGCAGGAAGAGTTCAATCAGTTGTTGTTAAAATAATAAATGATAAAGAAGACGAAATAAAAAATTCTATTAATACACCTTATTATAAATCTACAATAATTTTATATTATAATAAAAATAAAATTAATGGTTTATTAACAAAAACTGATAATGAACTTTATAAATTTGTTTCAAGTGATATTGCAAAAGACTTTTTAAAAAAAATAAATCAAGAAACTATTTTTAAAGTTATTGATGTACAAAATAAAAAATCTACTAGAAAACCTTCACCGCCATTTATTACATCATCATTACAACAAGAAGCATCAACAAAATTAAGATTTGGTGTTCAAAAAACAATGCAAGTTGCACAAAAATTATATGAAGAAGGTTTAATAACATATATGAGAACTGATTCAACATGTTTATCTAATGATTCAATTAATAATTGTAAAGATTACATTAAAAAGAATTTTGGTGATGAGTATTCAAAACCAAATCCATATAGTATTAATAAACAAGGTGCACAAGAAGCACATGAAGCAATAAGACCAACAAATGTTAATTATGAAATATCTGATAAGTTGGATAAAGATTGTAAAAAACTATATGATCTAATTTTTAGAAGAACAATAGCATCACAAATGTCGCCTGCAGAATTAGACATTCAAACAATAAAAATAGATACATTAAATAAAAATAAAAGTATATTAAAAGATTTAGATTCACTATGGATATCAACATTTGAATCAATTGCTTTTGATGGATTTTTAAAAATATATAATGATAAAAATGAAGAAGATGATACAAGTGATACAAATAAAAATGAAAAAAAAATAGAATTAAAAAATGATACAAGCCTAATTTTTGATTCTATAAAAATTTCAGAAGAGTATACAAAATTACCATTAAGATATAATGAAGCTGGACTAGTTAAATATTTAGAAAAAAATGGTATAGGTAGACCATCTACATATGCATCTATAATTAATAAAGTAATTGAAAGGAAGTATGTTGAAGTAAAAGATATTGAAGGGATTAAAAAAGAATCAAAAAATATTGATCTAGATAAAAAGTATAAAATAAAAGAAACAATAAAAGAAGTAGTATTAGGAAAAGAAAATAAAAAAATAGTATCAACTAATCTGGGATTTAGTGTTAATAATTTTATGATAACAAATTTTTCACCAATAATTCAAGTTGAATTTACTGTAGAATTTGAAAAATATTTAGATATGATTGCAGAAGGTAAAGCAAAATGGTTTAATATTCTAGATAAATTTTATAAAATGTTTAATCCAATTGTTATTGAATTATCAAATAAAATAATAAAAGATAAAGAAGATAAATTTTTTATGAAACATCCATCATTAGATGTTGATATATTTATTGGATCAGGAAAATATGGACCTTATGTAAAATTTTTAGACGAAGATGAAAAAATTAAATATGTTTCTATACCAGAATTAGAGATATCGGAAGAAGAAGTTATGGAATTAATTAAATATCCAAAATATATTGGTAAATATGATAAAAAAAAAGTATATATCCATATGGGAAAATTTGGATATTATATTAAATGTGGAGACAAAAATATATCATTCAATCAAGATGATTTAGAAAAAGTAGATATTGATTATTGTAAAAATTTAATGGAGTCAGGAGATAAATATGCATTAAAAACATTTAGAATTGAAAATACAACAATAAATGTAAAGGATGGTCAATATGGTCCATATTTGCAATTATTAAATTCAAAAAATAAAGTATTAAAAAATATTTCAATACCAAAAAATATTAATATAAAAGAAATTACGATTAAAGATATAATGAAATTAATTGATAAAATTTAATTAATTTAAAAATATCTAAATTATTATATATGAACGCTCAATATCAAACTGATAATGATCAAAATGAAGAAAATTATATTGTTCCACAAAAACCACAATATTCTTCATTATATTTTATTACACATTTAATTTTGTCTTTCTTTGCAATTTATCTTTCATGGAAATGTGGTGGATCTAAATTTGATGCAATACAATTCGTTGCTGCATTATGTTGCCCTCACTTATTTATTATTTGGGCTTTGGCTGTATATGGAGGTTGTGGTATCTTTGAATGTGCAAATGATATGATTACAAAAACTACTTAATAAAAATATTTATTTATATAATTTTAATAATTTTATAAATCAATATCTGAAGATACTATAATAATACTTTTTAAAATATTTAAAACATCATTAGTATATCTTATATTTTTGATTTCATCAAAAAACTCTTTATATTCATCTTTACTAACTGTAATTTCATTAATTTTTCTGTTTGAATAGTTTTCTAATAATATCAATATTTTAGATATTGTATTATTTTTTTGTAATCTATTTAATCTTTTTAAATTAGAAATAAAATTTAATATTTTCTCATTATTAAATGATTCTAAACTACTTTGTAATATGAATTCTTCTAAACTACTTTGTAATATGAATTCTTCTAAACTACTTTGTAATATGAATTCTTCATTCATTTTTTCTGTTTCTTCAAAGTCTTCTAAACTTTTTATTAAGATCATATCTATTTCATCAGTTGTTTCTTCATAATCTTTTAAACTTTCTTCAATGGCTTTATCAATATCATCTTGTGGTATTAATCTATCTGTATAGGCTGGGATAGGTTCTCTAATATCTTCATCATAATCCATAATAAATTCAATTATATTTAATATTATATGAATTCAATTTTTTATTTTTATATAATTTTATTAATAAAACCATTTTGTTTTTCTAATGTATTATTGATATAATCATAAAAAGATTTGATTCTAGGATTTTTTGTTTTAGTAGATTTGCTAATTTGTATTATAGAAGAATTTTTTTCTTTGATATCTTTTAATATATTTTTATCATTAATAAACATTTGGTTTCTATACAAATAAATATACAAAACTAATAAAAGAATGTAGATTATATAATCTTTTTTACTACTTGTTTTAAGTAAAATATCAAAAGAATATACTTGTGATATAACCAATAAAAGACCAAAAATTATTGATAAATATATTTTATTCATATTTATTGTAATATCTTTATACGAATTTGAAATTAACAAAGGTAAAATAAACATGTTAACTATAAAAGTAAATATAAACATGTAAAAAATATTATGTGTTAAATACATTATATATTTATATTAGATTTTTTTTAAATTTAATAAATTTATTTTTTACCTCCAAAATATGGTTTACCATGTCCTTCTTTTATCATAATATTATTTATAGAATCATTATCAACATTATTATAAACATTCACTAAAATACGACCATATTTATCAAAATCAAAACATTCTATTTTGATTAGTCCAGTGGGTGATTTATTTATTAATTCTAAAAATCTTTCTTTAGCTTTATGAGCTAATTTTATTTCTTCATCTCTATTTTCTTTATTAAGTAATGGTTTCATTTCAGGACTATCATATCCACAACATCTACACTTATATTTTATAATTTCACCATTATAGATAAATATAACTGTTAAAGTATCTCCATCATAAACAGAACAACATTTTGCATCCAAAATTTTATTCTTGAAACTAAAATAGGGAATACTATCATGTTTAGTTTTCTTTAAAATATTATTTTGATCACTATTTAATTTTTTATTTAAATTATTTGGTATACAAAACTTATTACCCATACTATAATAATAATAAATTTTAATATATGTATTTCAATTTTTTTATATGTATATATAATGATTATAATAATAATTTTGATAGTTATATTATTATTTCTGATTTTTTCAAAGCAAGAAAAATTTCAAACTGATAAGTTTGTACCAGATTTTATTTCAATCTATGAAAAAAAACTAGGTAGATTTAAAAATAGTGATACAAAAAAAAGAATACTTTTACTTGGATCAATTTCACAAAAAAAATTAGATTTCTTTACTAATTATTTTAATAATTCAATAATCTATGTTTATAATGAAGATAATATTGTTTATAAAAATATTGATGAAAGTATAATAAAAAATGAAAATTATCCATTTATGATAGAAGAAGTTGATAAATTAAAAAGATTAAATAAATCATTTGATATAATTCTAACACAAGGTCAAATATCTATTGATAACTTTATGTTTATAGCTAAAAATTATATTAATTTACTTGAAAAAGATGGTATAATTATTTTTGAAAATATACAAACATTAGATAATATTGGTAAAATTATTGATTCAATACCATTAGATATTAAAAATAAATTTGAAATTCACGATTTAAGAAGAGTTAATGGTAAATATGATAATATATGTATTATTATGGATAAACATATTTAATAAAAAATAATTTATAAATGATTATAATGGATATTATTTTTTATATTATATTATTTGTTATTTTGTATTGTATATATAGAATATTTATATGTGAAAAATTCACAAAAAATATTTATTTAAGTAAAAGTGAATTAGAAAAAACATTGATAAATAATAAAGATAAATATTATGAAACATTTAATGATAATGATTTAAGAGTAAGAAATATTGAAGACATACATAATTATCATGAAATAATAAAATCATGTTGTATCAATATTTCAAATAATACAGAGAAAATGTTAAATGAATTAACACAACTTGCAGATAATAAAATAAAAAAAATAAAAATAAAAGGTTTTGATGGTATTAAAGCTTCAAATTTACAATGGATTATTGGTATTGTATCTGGTAAAAAATATGAATATGGACTACCGCATACAAGAAATATGACAATTATAATACCTGAACATATTTTAGATAATAAAGATGTATTATTACGTGTATTAATACATGAAAAAATACATATATATCAAAAAATTTATCCTGAAGATATTAAGATTTGGTTAAATAATAATAGATTTAAAAAATATAGACTAAGAACAAAAAATGATAATGTAAGAGCAAACCCTGATATTGATAATTTTATTTATAAAAATAAAAACAATAGTTTGATAATGTCAAAATATAATGAGTTGCCATTATCAATTAATGATGTTAAATATTATCCATTAAATGATTATAGATATGAACATCCATTTGAATTAATGGCTTATACATTAGAAGATATGATTAATAAATAAATGATGTTTTATTAATTTTTTTTTAAGTTTATCATAAATAATTTCTTTTAAATATTTTAAAAAAAATTATTTATTTAAAAAAATATTTTTATTAATGTCTTAATGGAAACCGAGACGTATGCTTTTTCTGCCGATATCAATCAATTGTTATCATTGATAATCAACACAATTTATTCAAACAAAGAAGTATTTTTAAGAGAACTAATATCTAATAGTTCTGATGCATTAAACAAAATTAGATACCAAAGTTTAACTGAACCAACATGCTTAGACACAAATCCAAATTTAGAAATAAATATTTTATTTGATCATGATAAAAAAGTCTTGACAATTATGGATTCAGGTATTGGTATGACTAAAGATGAATTAATTAATAATCTAGGAACTATTGCAAGTTCAGGTACAAAAAAATTCATTGAAAATTTAACATCAAAAGATGTTTCATTAATTGGTCAATTTGGTGTTGGATTTTATGCTGCTTATTTAGTAGCTGATAGAGTTAGTGTTGTATCTAAAAATAATAGTGATGAACAATATATTTGGGAATCTGAAGGTAACGGAACTTTTACTATTGCTAAAGATGAATCTTCAGAAAAATTATTAAGAGGAACAAAAATTATGTTACATATGAAAGATGATATGCAAGACTATTTAGAAGAATCAAGAATTAGAGACTTGGTTAAAAAACATAGTAATTTTATTGATTTCCCAATTAATATTCAAGCACAAAAAACTAGAGAGTATGAAGTAGAAACTGAAGAAAAAGATGAAAATGGTGATCTTAAAAAAGATGAAAATGGTGAAATTAAAAAAGAAACGAAATCTGAATCATATACTGAAATGGAACAACTTAATAAAACCAAACCATTATGGACAAGAAATCCAAAAGAAATAACTGAAGAAGAATATTCTGAATTTTATAAATCATTAACAGGAGATTATGATACATATCTCGATCATTTACATTTTTCTGTTGAAGGTCAAGTAGATTTTAAAGCTTTATTATTTATTCCTAAAAGAGCTCCATATGATCTTTTTGATGGTCAAACAAAAAGAAAAAGTGAACTTAAACTTTATGTTAAGAAAGTATTTATTACAGATGATTTTGAAGATCTAATCCCAGAATACTTAAAATTTGTTAAAGGTGTTATTGAAACTGATGATGTTCCACTAAATATTAGTAGAGAAATGTTACAACAAAATAAAATTATGAAAATCATTGGTAAAAACATTGTTAAAAAAGTATTAGAAATGTTTTCATCTGTAAGTGATGATTCTGAAAAATTTAGAATCTTTTATGAACAATATAGTAAGCATATTAAATTAGGTGTTCATGAAGACACTACAAATAGAAATAAATTAGCTAGTTTACTAAGATATGAAACTTCAAGAAGTGATGGTGATTTAATTTCTCTTGATGAATATATTGAAAATATGAAAGAAGGACAAACTAATATTTATTATATGACTAGTGATTCAGTAAAATCAATTCAAAATAGCCCTTTCTTAGATTATTTTAAATCTAAGGAATACGAAGTATTATATTTAGTAGATCCTTTAGATGAATATATTACTCAACAACTTAGAGATTACAAAGAAAAGAAACTCTTATGTATTACTAAAGAAAATGTTGATTTAAATGCAAATGATGCTGAAAAAGAAGAACATGAAAAAAATAATACAGAATTCAAAGGAGTATGTGATTATATCAAATCAGTATTAAATGATGAAGTAGAAAAAGTTGTTGTTTCTAATAGATTAGAAAAATATCCATTTTTATTATCAACAAGTGAATTTGGATGGACAGCTAATATGCAAAGAATTGCTAAAGCACAAACTTTTGGAAAACAAGATATGATGCAATTTATGATGGGTAAAAAGATTTTAGAAATTAGCCCTAAGCATGAAATTGTTCAAAAAATGAAATCTAGATTAGAACTAAATAGTGAATCCAATATGAAAGATCTTGTTAGATTACTATATGATCTTGCTTTACAATCATCTGGATTTAATATTGAAAATTCTACTGATTTTATTAGTCGTGTATTAAATTTAGTTAGTCACGATTTAAATAATATTACTGGAAAAAATACAGATATTAGTGAGAAAAATACTGATATGACTATTTAAAAAAAAAAAAATATAATATAATATAATTTAATGAAAATTTGTAATTTTGATTTAATTATACTTGTTATTGTAATGTTTTTTGTTGTTTTCGCATATGATCAAATAAAAAATTTTATAAATAATAAAGAAAACTTTCAATCAACAACAACTGGTTATCAAGCTGATATTGAAGCTATAAGAAATTTATCTAGTATTGCTACTCAATTACAAGCAGGAGGAATAACTGTTCCTGGTATTTTAACTGCATCAGGATTAACTATAAATGAACGAAATGGTAATCCATTAATTATAAATAGTACCAAAAATTCATGGTTATTTAATAACTATCCAAATGATGATAAATTAGGTATTCGCGGTCAAGATGCTAATGGTAATTGGACTGATACAAGGTTAAGTTTATCTCAAAAAGGTGATTTAAAAATAGCAAGTAAGTTAGCAACTAATAATTTAGATCCTAATAATATGCCCGATGGTTGGGGAGGTGGAATTAGAACATTCGATATATATGGTAGTGGTACAATTGCTTGTGGAACTGATGGTAAACAATTAAATGCATATTTAAATAGAGATGGTGATGGTTATTTTAGGAAATCATTAACAGCATATAATTGCAAATTAGGAGGTGGTGTTGGGGCATATATGGTTGATGGTACTAGTGGTTCAAATTTATTTGCTATATTATGTTCTATTAAAAATACTAACTGGTTTGGTATTGGAGATAGAGATGATCATTATTTTGTATTACCTGGTTATAGAGTACAACTTTTTACATTTTTTGATTATCTTAATGATAATAATGAAAATGGTAATAAGCCATTTAATGATTTTGATAATACAAATGGTTCGCAAACAATTTATTATGAAGTGAAGAATATGGTTAATCGATCATCATCATTAAAATTATTTTTCTTAGGCACTGAGGTAAAAATAGATGGTGTTTCATAATTTTAATTTACTATAAATTTTTTTTATTTTTCCATATGATTAAATAACTACTAGTTATAAATTATTGCAACCAAAATTATAACAATAGTTAATACATGTAAATATTATAAACTAATTAAATTTAAATACTTCATCTATCCTATTCCTTTCTTTTTCTTCTTCAGTTAATTCATTTTTATATTTATTATAAACATAACCTACTAATTTATTTTCCATATTTGGTAACCATGGTATTCCTTCAAAATATTTATGTTTGTACATAAAATCAACATAAAAATCGACTGGATACAAATGAGATATAGAAGATTTTGGATTTGTTGTTAATTTTGCTAAAGATTTAGGTAATAAAAAATTCATTTGTTGTGGTAAAATTATCAATAATTGTTCTAATGGTGTAATTGGATTTCCTTTTTTAAATTTAATTTGATTCATATCAATCATATATTTATTAATATCTGATAAAAAAGGTGGATAATCATATGGATAATGCCAATTCCAATCAGGTATTTCTTGAAAATAATAATATGTTGCCCATCTAATACCAATTAAATAATGTTCTACCATTTTTTTTACAAAATCTTCTAATTCATCAACCGTTACACCATAATAATAATTATAATAATTAAATCTATAATTATTATCAACACCAATTCCGACATGATCTGTAACTTTAAAAAGTACATTATCTATTTTTTCAAGTTCTTTTTTATAATCATCATTATTTGTATAGTGGTGATATCTCTTTTTATTATAATTTTTAGTTAAAATTGCATCTTCATTTAATGCTAATTTACCTATAAATATTTCTAAAAATATTTGATTTATTTTTTTTCTATCTTCTGATAATAAATATTTTTCATCATTTATTATAATTTCTTTAAATGTTTCCATATATATTTTTATTAATGTTTCAATTCCTTTTTGACCAATATCTAAAGCATGTAAATGTGGTAAAAAATCATTTCCTAAAAAATAACATAAAAATATAAAATCATTAATAACTCTTTCTTTATTTAAACTTATATTTTCAATTTCTGACTCAAATGAATTATGAATACAATCTCTCATTATTTTTATTGAGACATAATTTAATTTATCATCCTTTGATCCATCAAAATGTTGAGCTTCACGTAATAAATACACATTATCTAGTTTAGTAACTAACATTAAAAATATTAAATCAGCATCAAGACCATAGGTAACATAAGAATATGGTTTTTTATTTTTTTTTATAAAATCTAATAATTTATGTTCACCTTCACCAGGTGTATTAGCACTTGAATATATGATTCTAATTGATTGTTTTTTACACCAATCAATTAATTTTATATGAAGTTTTTGCATAAATTTTGTACCTGGACTTATTGCGCTATTGCTCCAAAAATAAGTATGTGGAATATTGTATTTATCTTTTATTTTATAATAGAATTCTTTATCATGATAAGATCTAAATCTTCGTTGTCTTTGTTGTTTCATTTTTGCTGCACATACTGGTCCATCAATAGCTATGTAAACACCTTTCTTTGGATCAACATATTTAATTATTTTATCAATATATTCAATAACTGCATTTATCATTTTATTTTCTAAACTTTTAAAATTTATATTTGTTTTTTCACTTTCTTCTGCTAATATTTTAAAACATATTGGATGTATTAAACAATTTGTATCAATTAAAAACCAATCAATTTTTTCTACTATTTCATCATTTGTTGATTCTTTTGAAAATATAAATTCTTTTTGTTTATAATTTCTCATCAACCATGCAAAAAATTTTGGTACTCCCATAAAATATATGTTTATTACACTTTAAATGTTGATAATTCATTTTTTATTATGATTCTAATACAGATAATAATTAGATTTAATGATGCTGATAATAATATACCATCAATTATTATTTTATAAAGAGACAACATTATTTCCTGATTTTGGAAGTAGTATAAAAATGATAAATTCTGATTATACTTATATAATAAAAATAATAATAGTTGCGACGTTTATCCAAATTATAATATTTTTAAGATGGCATTGATTCAGAGTTTGTAAATCATATATTTTTTCATTAAAAAACTAAAAATTTAGAGATACCCTTTTGTAATTTACAATATTTCTTAAATTATTTAATAAATTTATTGATTTGATTTGATACTCATCAATATAAAAATATTATGATCCAAAAATATATTTAAATAAAAACTAAATATTTATTTTAGATAGTTATTAACTCAATTTGGAACATGAAAACGGAATAATTTCTAGAATAACTAAAATATTTGATATTTAAAAAAACACATTTTTATTTGTTATTGTCATGTATTCGATTAAATTAAATAATTTTGTAATAAAAAAATAAGGAAAATTTTTATCAATTAATTCATCTTGATCAGTTGAACCAAACCATATAGACGTAAAGAATGGTATATAACAAATAGAATAATATAAATCCATTTCATATTCTTTATATGAATAATTAGTAACACCGTTTTCAATTAATTTTTTAAAGTAATATTCTTTTAATATATTAAATATTCTAATAGAATTTTCAATATCAAAACTTTCAATAACAAAAAATATTAAGTCTTGACACCCTTTACCAATTGCACAATGTTGCCAATCTATAAAATATGGTTCATAATTATTTTTAATATCATAAAATATATTTGGTGATTTAATATCTCCATGAATTAAAGTGAGATTTGTGTTATTAGAAAATTTTTCTTGAATTTTATTAAAGTTATTATATATTTCATCACATTTTTGTAGTTGATAATTATTTAAAACGTTAGACCATTTTTTTTTAAACAATTCGTATTTTTCATTTATAAAATCACATAAAAAAGGTTTAAATATAATATCACTACTATCTTTCAATTCAGGAAAAATTTTTTTTAAATTTTTATTCCAAAATTTACTGTGTAGTTTTGTCATTCTATCAACAATTTTTAATGAAATATCTATACTTTCAATATTTAAATTCAAATTTAACTCGTATTTTTTATCAAATAAATTTTCTAAAACAATACCTATTGTATTATAATCATTATCAAATAATAAATTATAAAATATTGGAATTTTAATATTTACAAATTGTGAAATATTTTTATAAAAATAATATTCACGTTCATACAGTTTTAATTTTTTTGCCATAATTGATAAATTATTTTCTTTTGTGTTCTCATATTTTATTATTTGTGAATATACATTATCAGTTGTAATTATTTTATAACTTATAACATCAGCAATAAATCCACCCTTTAGTTTATTTTCATCAATTAAAACATCTGTAATATCTAATAAATTATTATTATTTATAATTATTTTTTTAAGATAATCTATTACATTTATACTTGGAGTAAATAAATTATTAACATCGAAATTTAAAAAATTTTTTATTGTTATATTAGCCCCATTATTTATAAGTACATTCTTATCATAATTTGTTTCAATTCCTATAAGTAATTTTGGATTAACTCCTTTACCACTTATCAAACCTGTTTTAGAATCTTCAAATATTATACATTTATTATTTTTGATATCATATAATTCAATTGCTTTTTGATAAGGTTCTATATTTGGCTTTCCAAATTTACAATCATTATTAGATATAATAAAATCAATGAAATGTTGAATTTTTATAAATTCTACGATTTTATTTGAAACTCGACTATTGCAATTTGTTACAATACATATTTTATGCCCTTGTAATTTTATATTTTGTAACATATCATATATACCATCAACTATTTTTATTTCATCTATATTTTTAATAAATAAATCATCTTTTAATTTAGATAATTCTAAAATTGATATATTAATGTTTGTTAATAAATTATTTTTAACATATGTATCATTATTTCCTTGAATATATTTTTTGTACATTTCTTCATTTAACAAAATATTATATTTAAATAATATTTCATACCACACATTATAATATATTATATCTGTAATAACTATTGTTCCATCTAAATCAAATAAAAATGCATATGTGTTATCAATATATTTTTTAACTTCTGTTGGTGTTCCTAAAGAAAAAACACATTCTTTTTTTAATTCATAACCTTTAAATTTAAAGTTTTTTTTAAGCATTTCCGATATAACACATGATGTATATGGTTCATTATTAAATGTTATATTATTATCAAATACATACTTACAGTATTCATATAATATATTTATATCACTAAAAGCATATGCTCCTGTATTAGCATTATCAGAAATTTTTTCTTTTTCCTTTATATTAATAATATCATTTTCATTATTTAATTCTATGTATGAATAAATTGGTGATTTTTCAAAATTTTTTCTATAAAATACAATATTTTCATCAATCTCACTAAAAATATTTAAAATATTTTCTGTATAAAAAGTATCACAATCTAAAATAATAGTTTTTTTATTATATTCATAAGTATGTAAAATAACTTCTATTCCTAAATATAGTGTTTCACTTGCTCCTTTAGTATCATTAATTTTAATTAGATTTATAAATGGATATTTTTTATTTACATATTGATCAAAATTATTATCATTTAATTTTTTGTTGTAAATTATAAAAACCTTATCATTTTTAGTTATAGATATATTATCTATTACATATTCAATCATATTTTTTTCAAATATTTTTATTAATGGTTTAGGTTTATCATAACCATTTTTTAAAAATCTTTCACCCTTTCCACCTAATGGTATTATTATATTCATCTAAATAAAGTTATATATAAATATATATATATATATTTATATTTATATACATGGTAAAATTAGCATTATGTTTTTCAGGGAGATACAAGAACATATTCTGATTGTTTTGAATCTATTAAAAACAATTTATTAGACAAATATGATTGTGATGTTTTTATTTCTACATATGAAACAAATGATGAAATAAAAGATGATATCATAAATTTATATAAACCAAAAAAATATATTTTTCACGATAAAAACAAAGTTACACAAGATGTTTCTAAATATATAGATAATTTAGAATGTGTTAAAACATATAATTGTCCAGTGATGATAGACCAATCTTATAATATAATACTTTCAAATAATATTGAAGATTATTTTTTAAATTATAAAGAACATGAAAGTAATTTTAGCTATCAAAAAATAAGTTTAAATGCTTTATGCCAATTTTTTGGAATTTATGATGTTTCTAAATTATGTAAAGAATATATTTTAGACTATAAAACAGAATATGACTATATATTAAGAATAAGACTTGATAATATTTTTTATAGTGATTTTATATTAAACGAATTAGAAGAAAATGAAATATTGATAAACTTTATTCAATATTATTTTGATTCTGTAAAATTACATGACCATTTTTTTATGGCTAAACCAGAAACATTTTTTAAAATTTCTTCTTTATATAATAACATTCACAACATAATAGCAACCATTAATAATAATAATTGTTGGTTACCAGGTGCAGGATATCAAGAAACTTTATTATTAATACAATCACTATTATATAATGTTAAAATTAAACAATCAAATTTTTTTTTTGGTAAACTACCAAAAAAATAAATATTCTTGTATTGATATTCAAAAATTATTAATATAATAAAAATTGGAAAAATAATTAACTAACCATATATTATGCAACAACCTAATAATGTTATTAATATTGGACATTTCGTTAAACAAGAAATAACAAAAAAATAATGTAATTCTATATAATCTTAAAAAAGAAATTAATAATAGTATTGATTTTTTTGTTAAAAATAATAATCTTAGTGATTATGATGAATTATCAATATTAATTACTAAAATTAAATCAGAAGGTTATGAATATATGATGAAAATAAAAAGTTATTTATCATTATTAGAAATTAAAGATAAAAATCAAACAAATAAATATGAATATAAAAGATGTACAAATTAACACTTATTATCAAATTTAACTTATTTTTCAAATTACTTTGAAGATTTAAAAAACTGTTTTTGGTATAGAAATTGATAAAAATCTATCTTTGATAAAAGTAAAAAAAGATGATATATGTGTAGCAACTATGCAAAAAGCTTTAGAATTTTTTGAAACAAAAGTTGAACTTAAAAAGAATGAAAATATTGGTGAATTTACAATATTTATATATTAAAATTTTTGTCTCATTTTAAATCTTCACATGTGTAAATTATTAAATAAAAATAATAAAAGAATTACATGCGATGTATATAGATTTAAACTATTTTTACTTAAATAAGACAATAATTTATTTTCAGGTATATTTATTTTTTCAATATTATTGTTTTCAATAAAATACATTCCAAAAATAAATAATGGTAACCATTTAAATAAAGGAAACCAATCCATCATATTATATTTTAATGATGCTCCTGTTATTGTATCAATAAAGTTATTTATCTTTGGTGGTTCAACAAATGAAAATAGTAAAATTAAAATAATATATAAATTTGGATAAGGAACAATAAATGAACCTAAAATACTTGCAAGCCCAATAAAATGCAATATACCAAATCTTATGTAAAATTCAGGATATAAAATATATGTTGTGATTGATATAATAATTGCATGAAATAATATTTCAATATTTCTTTTAAATTTATTTTTCATAAATGATTCTTTATTTTTTTTATAATTTAATACTAATGAACAACCTGCTAAAAATATAAATAATGTTCTTGCTATTGTACCCGATAAATCTATAAAAATATTTTTAGAATATTCCGTTTCATAATATGTTGATACATCATAAAAATAAAATATATGTTGAATAATCATAAATATAAATGCTAATCCTCTTAAATTATCAATTATTGCTATTCGTGTCATTATATCTAATTAGAATAAAATTTTTATTACATAAATCAAATATTAAATAATTAATTTGTTAGTATAATTTTCTGAAAATATAAAAATAATATATAAAAATAAATTAATAGTTTAAGATAAAAAAAATATATAATAGAATAATTAATGGATAGTAAAAAATATAATTTTATTAAAGATAGAATATCACATATTTCTGAACTTGTTAATAAATCCCATGTTGATTCAATTATTGATTATGAAAATAATGATAAATCATTAGAAAATTATTTTAAATCGGAAGATATACGCGAATTGATGCCAAAAAAATTTATTGATTTTAATGATGCAATAAGTAATTTAGGAGGAAAATTATTATACATAAAAAGTGGTTCAACTGGACATACATTTAAAGGTGTTTATCCACCTAACGAAAAAGATAAACAATCATATGCAGTAAAAATTGTTGCATATCCAAAAAAAGAAAACTATGGTGATATGTATAATATAAAAAGACCTGAAAATGCAGAATTACTGATGATAAAATTATTATCACAATTTGTCGTTAAAAAACAAACTCCACATATTGTTTTACCAATAACAACATTTAACACAAGTATTAGACCATTTTTAAGTTTATCTAAAAAAGATATTGTAAATAATAAAAGGTATGATCAATTTCTAAAAAAATATAAAGAAGGTGAATATTATCAAAATGTTTCAGTTTTAATATCTGAATGGGCAAACTCTGGGGATTTATTGGATTTTATAAGAAAAAATTATAAAGAATTTAAAATTAAACATTGGAGATCAATATTTTTCCAGTTATTATCAGTTTTAGCAATTATTCAAGCAAAATATCCTTCCTTTAGACATAATGATTTAAAAATGAATAATATATTAGTAAATGAAATAGCAATTTCTCCAACTGATAATAAATATTTTTATAAAATAAATAACCAAGTATATCATGTCCCAAATATTGGTTTTCAAATAAAATTATGGGATTTTGATTTTGCATGTATACCAGGAATTGTTGATAATAGTAAAGTTGATGCAGACTGGACAAATAAAATTAATGTTAAACCTGAAAAAAATAGATATTATGATATCCATTACTTTTTTAATACTTTTGTTAAAAAAGGTTTTTTCCCAGAGTTTTGGACTGAAGATTGTATTCCTGAAAAAGCAAAAGAATTTGTTAATAGAATAGTTCCTGAAAAATATCAAGATGGTGAACTAATATCTGATAGAGGAAGATTATTAGTTAATGATGAATATTTAACACCTGACGAAATTTTAAAGAATGATGTATTCTTTAAAGCTTGGAGGATAGATTAATAACATTTGGAGGATAGATTAATATTATTTGGAGGATAGATTAATATTATTTGGAGGATAGATTAATATTATTTGGAGGATAGATTAATATTATTTGGAGGATAGATTAATCTGAAGCTAAATTATTTGGTGGAGGAATTATCATAAATGGCGGTGCATTATTTGAACTATTTGTTGATTCATGTGGTATTTTAAATTCTAAAATATTATCTAACATATTATTCATAGTTTCATCATTATTTGATGGTTCAATTGAAGCATTATAATTATTAGTTTTAAATTGCTTAGAGAAATCTATCATTGGCATTGACATGTTTATGATATTTTTGTCTTTATTATTTAATAATTCATTGTAATTTTCATTATAACTATTTAATATTTCATCATAATTCGGTATTTCAATATTGTCAACATTAATATTATAGTTAGAATCAAACTTTAAATTTAAATTGACAGGATTATCATAATAACTAGGTTGTGAATAATTATTACATTTTTCAGGAATTTTTTGTGATTCTATAAGAGAATTATCAAATATTACCTTATTTGTTACATCACTTGTAATATCAAAATTTACTTTTTTAGCATTAATATCTGATTCATTACTATTTACATTAATTCTTATTTTTTTGAAAACAATATAAGATGCATTTTTGACAACATCATTTCTTATATCAATTGATAAAAATACTTTTAATTGACCAATATTATTATCGCAAGTAACTGTAAATGAAAATGGATTAACTTCTTTTCCACTTAAATTAGTATAATATGAAACAGGACCTTCAATATTAATTTCAGTAAATTTAAAACTTCCTGAATTTAATTTATTAAATATTATTGTTTTGATTTTATCTAATTCAGCTTCAGAAAAATTCTTTTGTTCAGAATCACTAACAGTTAAAAAATAATCATCAGTATCGGTTGTAACCATTTTTTCCATAAATGCATAAAGTTTTTTTAATAATTTAACATCTAGTGTTGGATTTTTTTCAATCATTTTTTGAATAAACATATTTTGATGATATGAAATAAAAGAAGGAGCTTTATCTTGAAATTCTGATAAACCTTTAAATGTTACAATACCAAAATCTTCATTATAGTTAAAAATTTGTTTAATAAATCTATTAATTTTAAAAATTAAAAAATTTAAATATTTTTTTAAAACAAATAATACTGAATCTGGATTTGGTGAAATGTATTTTAAAACAATTAAAATTATTAAAAATATAAATATATTAAAACATAAATTTTGATTCATTTAGTTAAATTATATATAGTTAGAATATAATTTATGACCCTTCGTAACCATCAAATGCTTCGGCTGTTCCATCTATATCATCATCAACTTCATAATCATCTATATCAAATGCCTCTTTTTCTTCACGTAAATCTTCATTTTGTTCTTTAACTTTTTCTTCATCAATTTCTTGTATATTAACTAATTCTTGATACATACCAACAAACTTAACTTGATCATCAATATATGGTAATTCATTCAATAATATGTAATCATATTTTCTAACTTCAATATTTGTATAATCAATATTTGTATTTTTATTTAAAGCTTTAAATAACTTAACGATCATATGAGATAATTCTGATTCTATTGCGGGTTGTTTATTATAGTCTAATAATCTATTTAAATTCATAATAATATAATAAATTAATTTACTGTCTGTATTATAAATATTATTTAAAAATTTACAGTCAATATAACTTTCATTCAATAAATCAATATCAATATTAATTTTTATATTTTTTAAATTTACATTATTAATTATAGATGTTGAATGTTTAAAAACAGCATTATGACCTTCTTTATCTTTTAAATTAAATTCTCTTAATTTTTTTGTAAATTCTTGTATTATTTCTTTTTCATTTTTATTATAAAATCTTGAGTTTATTGGTGTGTTATTTTTAACTGAATAAATCATTGATTCAAACTTATTTATAAATTGTTTGATATTAACTATTCTATTTCTTAGTATTTTATTAATTAATTCTTTATTTAATTCTGAACTTAATTCATAATGATTTATATTACTATATTCATTTTCTAATCCAAATGTTAATAAAATATCTAAAATAGATAATTCTTTAATTATTGATGCATTATTTTTATTTTTTTTTATAGTTTTTCCATCTTCTGAATAACCCAAATATTGTAATGTAACTAAATCATAATAAACATAAACATTGTGTGATTTATCTTTATAAAATAATACATCTTTATTTAAACCTGAAAAATTCTTTTTAATTTGTAAGATATCATCTTTGGATGAAATTTGAATAATATTTTTATTTTCATTACCTAAATAATCATGATTTATTATGTAAATAGTATCTTTTAAAAAAATATTTTTATTACCAACTTTTATTTTTGGTCCTAAAACTTTTATTAATCGTTCAACAAAATCTATTAGATAATTTACATATTGATTAGTTTTATATTTATCTATTATGTCTGTATTAAATCTTTTATTAAATTTTTTAATAATTTCATAACTTATCTTTTCATTTTCTATTTCTTGTTTTTTATATTCTCGAATTTTTTCTAATGTTTTTTTAATATCATCATTTTCTTTTTTGTGTAAATTTTTATATAATGTTTTTAATTCATCTGATAAATATTTATGATCATATGGGTCAATATTACATAAATCACAAAGTAATGTAGTTTGATTTATTTGATGTAATTCACCAGTAATACAATATTTCTTACTTAAATTTTTCAATTGATTAATTTTAATTTTATTTATGTATTCTGATGATTCGTCTTTTTTTATTCTTTCTTTGTCGTTTAGTAGTTCATTATAATTACTATTACATAATTCACAAATAATTAAATCATCTTTTAATTTCCATTTATGAAATCTACCATCTTCACAATTAGTTAAAAAACTAAATTTTGATGAATCTTTTAAATATCTTATTTTTTCATTTTTAAATATTATATTATGACAATACTCTATTGGTTTAAGATCATTTATAAATTTTTCTTCTACAGATATAGGTATATATTCAATTTTATTTTTAATTATTGATATTTTTTTTGTTGTCTCGTCATATTTAATATTTTTTGAACTCTTTTTTTCTATTCTTAATAATATTTCTTTATCATTAAATGTATGATTTATTTTTAACATAAATCTTGTTGTTATTATTTCATATAAAAAATTCTTACCTTCTACCATATTTGCTTCTATTATTGAATTAATTAAATCAACAACTGTATGTATTATGCTTTTTTGAATAATACCAATATTAGTTGTCGAATCATCTTTAAATAACCATATTTTGTTATTAGCAAAAACACAACTAAAATAATATAATGCATAACAAAATAAAGGTATTTTAATGATTTGTGTTTTTTCTTTTTGATTTAATCTTAAAAATAAACCATCAAATAATTGTTGTCCAACTTTTGAATAAAAAAAGTAATTACATCTTCTATCATCTTTTAAATTTATTAATTGTCCAGCATTAATTTCACTTAAAAATAAAAAAATCATATAAGCCATAATATTATTATATTTGATTGTTTTATAGTAATCAGTATCTGTAGATGATATTAAAAATATTTCATCTTTTAATTCAAAGAAAAATAAATTAGTTAAATTTTTGTTTATGTTATATTTTTCTGATGCTAATTCTATTCTATTTTTTGGTTGTATTTTAATAAATTCAGTATGTATTTGTATTAAATCAATAATATCTTTTACTAATGTTTTTCTGTGTAATTTATTTGTTGGAGTATTACCCAAATAATAAGTTAAATCACATAAATAAGCTATTTTTTCTATATTTTTATTCAAGTTATTTATTGTTCTTGATAAAGTTTTGTATTTTGGTAATTCTTCTAATTTTTGATTAACTGCTAATGATGTAGTCATAAATGTATCTGTTTCTTTATTATATGTTCCCTCATACACATATTTTTTTAATTGTAATAATTCGTTACAACTTTTACAAATAAAATCACCTTGTTGATTTTGTTTAACATATTTTTTAACAAAATCAAAAACTGATTGATTAAAATTTTCACCTTTTTGTTTTTTTATATTTGACCATTTAATATAATGATTACATATTGGTATATTTTTTATTACTTCCTCAACAATAAGTTCTTCTTGTTTTTTGTTTGTATCAATAATTATTATATTTTTCTCTTGTTTTATAATATCAATAGATGGAAGTTTAATAACTTTTTTCCTTATTCCTGGAATAATATTATCAGTTTCATCTTCTGTAACTTCTATTTCTTTTATTTTATTTGTTAAAATATAAAATAATATTTCATTTTTAATTTCAGGATTTAATTCAAAATTATAATATTTTAAACCATAGATTTTAAATAACTTATCCAAGTTCCAAAAATCAAAATTTTCATGTCTGTTAATATAATTTTCTAATTTTGTTTTTACTATATTTGTATATTTATTGTAAATTTCATATAATAATAAATTTATATTTTTTTGTGAATCATTTACACTAAAATCAACGTATTCTTTTGTTTTTTTTGGTATATCTTTTGAATTATTAAATAACCAATAATATAATTCATGTTTAGGTTTGTGTGTAATTGTTTTATTTATTGCTCTTGAAAATGCAGTATAACCATTATCTGATTCATATTTTTTTCTTACATCTATCATATCTTTAATTTTAAAACATTCAAGTGGTTTTGTATTTTTTGACTTTACTAAATTAATTCTAGATGGATTCCATACAATTCCTATTACATTTAAATCTAAATTGTTATGTCCTACTCTTACTTCTATATCATTTGTTTTTTTATGTGTTTTTAAATTTGCATATCTTATTGATTCAATTGTATTTGGTGTTCTAACTTTAATATAATCATTTGATACATGTTTAAAATTTAAATATGCATATTTTCTTATTTCTTCTAAATCTATTAAATTATCATTATCATTTTGATTATCTGAATAATTTAATTTTTGTATTATTTTCAATTCTTCATCATCATTGTATAAAACAACTAATCTGTCTTCCATATTTTTATAAAAATTTTCTTTTATTTCTAATTTTAATTTTACATTTTTTTCAACTAATGGTGAATAATAATTTTTTATATTATTTATTTTATTAATTACATATTTTACTTTTGTGTCTTCTCTTGTTTTACTTTCGGTTTCATATTTTTCAGTATTTTTATGATATCTTAAAAAATCTTCAGATATTGGAATAATAATTCTATTAGAAAATAAAAAATTTATATAATCTTTATGTTCTTTGATTATTATTTCTTCAGTTTCCTTTATTTCTGATAAATAATTATAAATTTCTTCAGCTAAACCTCTTCTATTTTGTGTTAATGATAAAAATTTTTGTATTACACTAAAATCAACTATTTTATTTTTATTTGATGTTACAATTTCTATATATTTATATTCTGCATTTTTTTCATCTACTTCTTTTAAAATATTATTTATTTCTATTTTTTCTTCTTTTAAATAAATTTGTTTAAAAATAAAAGTTTTTATCATTGAATGGAAGTTGTCTTTTATGAAAAAATTTTCAATTATATAATCTTCACCAAGTTCATTAAATAATTCTATTGTTTTACTATATTTTATTGGATTATTTTTTAATATTATTTTAATTTTATCTATTGTTTTATATTCCATTAATAATAAAATATTTTTAATATCACCATAATATATAATAATTTTTGCATTATTTTCACTATTATAAAAATTATTTATTTGAAAAACAGAATCTTTTTGACTTTTACTACTTTCTAACATGTTTGTTATAAATAAATCTCTACCTCCTGAATAGTAATAACCTATTCCTAAATAAACATAAAATGCACAATATCTTTTAATAATATTTAAAATATTTGATAAATATGTTTTATTTATAATTAGTTTTGTTATTTCTTTTTCATCAATTGTAATAATAAATTTTTTTAATAATTCCATAATATTAACTTGAAAACGTACAAAATTTGTATCTTTTTTTATTTTTTCAAAAAATTTTTCATTTAATAAAAATTTATAGAAATTATCTATCACTTTATCAAATAAATCATCAATTTTATTAATATACATTTTTTATTATAATATAGGATATAAAATTAAATATATAAAAATTAAGTATTTAATTTCTATATTATAATATATAATGTCTAGTTTATTATTTAAAAACGATATACATAATATTTTACCACATACTACCACAGAAAATAATAGTAATATATTAAATAATATTAAAATCAATAATCTAAATGAAGATAATAGTATTAGTGCAACATCATCAGCATTTATGAATGATATTAATTTAAATACCGCTACATCTTCTGTTAATTTATCACAAATGAATGGTGGCAATTATATAAATTCTGTTACATCTGATTTAAAATCCGATATTAACAATCTAGTATCTATGTTAACTTCTGAATCAAATAATAATAACAAAAACATACCAACACCTTCTCTTGAAAATAAATTAAGAAAGATGTTAAATCAAGATGGTGGTAATTTTTCTGATGAAATGAATACTGAAGAACTTGAAAATAGAATTTATGAAATTGTTAAAAATAATAAACAACAAGGTGGTTTTGATACTTCTAATGTTGTTAAAATTGGACTTGCTGCTACAGGCGCTTATTTAGCTTATAATTTGTTGAAACCTACTGAAACTGAAACTGAAGTTAATGTTCAAAAATTATTAAATATGTCACAAGTTCCCGTACAACGACCAGCTCCTTTACAACAACAACCAGCTCCTTTACAACAACAAAAACCAGTTTTTGTACAACAATATACTACATCTTCACATAAATTTGCAACTCCTCAAGTTGAATTACCTGGTATAAAAGATATTAAATCTTTACCTAAAATATCTGCAACTTCACCAATGATGTCTGCAACTTCACCAATGATGTCTGCAACTTCACCAATGATGTCTGCAAATTCACAAATGATGTCTGCAACTTCACCAATGATGTCTGCAACTTCACCAATGATGTCTGCAAATTCACAAATGATGTCTGCAACTTCACCAATGTCCTCAGAAACTTCTGCTTCTGAAAATATCTTTTTAAAACCACAAACACTCAATAAACAACAACCAATGATAACTACAACTGATGTTTCACTATCCCCAACTAGTAGTTATATGCCAATGGATTCAAGACTTAAACAATTAAATCAAGTCCAACAAGGTGGTAATGCTAATGATTTAGTAGGTGGAAATAATCCTGCATTAATTGCTTTTAGAACAATTGTAAAAAATGTTGTTTCAAAACTTGATATTAAATATAATAAAGCTTTAAAAGTTGCTGCTAAAATTCAAGCTGATGTTAAATCGGCTGATCCTAAAATCCCACATGAAAAATTAGCCGATGCAGCTGATAAACAACTACAAAAAAATATGAAAGAATATAAAGATTTTGCCAAAACACTTTAAATAATTTATAATAACTTTATTAGTTTATATAAATATTTAATAATTAGAATATGCATAATACTGTAAATTATCTTCTAACATAGCATATGGATCATTATTTTTCTCTATTTGTTGAATTTTTGGTTCAGTTTTTATTCTTCTTGGATGTTTGATTTGAATTGTATCATCAACAACTAAATTATTATTGAAATTTTGATATCCTAAAGGTTGATCACTAAGTTGAACTGCTTGTTGAATAACTGGTTGAACTGCTTGTTGAATAACTGGTTGAACTACTTGAACTGCTTGTTGAATAACTGGTTGAACTGATTGTTGAATAACTGGTTGAACTGCTTGTTGAATAACTGGTTGTTGAATAACTGGTTGTTGAATAACTGGTTGTTGAATAACTTGTTGTTGAATAACTGGTTGTTGAATAACTGCAGGTTGAATAACTGGTTGAATAACTGGTTGTTGAATAACTGGTTGAATAACTGGTTGAACTGCTTGTTGAATAACTGGTTGACTTACTTGTTGAATAACTGGTTGACTTACTTGTTGAATAACTGGTTGACTACTAAAAGTTGTATTTATAATTTCTTTGACAAAAGATTTATCTAAATTAGGATTAGAATTTATTACTGCTGAAAGTAAACTATCTAAATTAATTGTTGGATCTGATTCTTTAACATTATTTAAAAAATCTCTCAATTTTAAATAAGGATCTTCTTCCGATGACATAATAACAGTCTGTGTAATAATATTTTTTGGTTCTGACATATTATTACTAGATGTATCAGTTATATTATTAGTAGTTGTATCAGACATAATATAACTGGATGCAGTAGTTATACTATTACTTAATTCACCAATTATATTTACTGGGGGATTTAATGATGCTGAAAAATCAATACTATAATTATCATTTAGTTGTATTTGATCTTGTACTTTATATTCTTTTTGATTTTCTTGTGTGGCATCTATAACTTTTTGATTTTCTTGTATGGCATCTATAACTTTTTGATTTTCTTGTGTAGCATCTATAACTTTTTGATTTTCTTTTGTGGCATCTATAACTTTTTGATTTTCTTTTGTGGCATCTATAACTTTTTGATTTTCTTTTAATAAATCTTTTGTTGCATCTATAACTTTATTAGTTATTTTATGAACAGAAAGTGTTTGTAATGTAGTCATAACTGCGATAGAAGCAATAATAGCACTGACTAAATCACAAGTTGCCAAATATGCTATACCAGTAAATAATAGAAATTTAACAATCATATTATCAATAATTTCTAAATAACTAGCAGGTAATTTGGGAGCTACTAAACTAGCAAATAAAACCAAAGAAATTACAATTAATGATTTAATTATAGATGAATCTTTACCATTTTCTTTAAATAATTCTGAAATATTTGTTTGCATATATAATATTAACATAGAAAAAATATTTGATTAAATTATTTTATATAAAAGTTGAAATTTAAATAGTTAATTTATATATTAATAATTATGGATAATATCTTAACAAAAAAAGGTTATGTAATTTCAAAAAAAAATAAAGATAAATTAGACGAAATTAAAAAAGACTTAACTGTTGCACCTCAAAATACTTTTAACAAAAATATAAAACCTGAATCTTTTGAAGTTTTTATAGAAGATGATGAAAATATTATTGTTCCTAAATTCTATGGAATAAAAAAATTTGGTAAACCAATAAAAAACGAAGAATTTGAAGGTCTTAAAGTAGATTTAAAATTTAAAGGAAAACTTAAAGAAAAACAAATTACAATTATGGATAAAGTAATTCCTGAATTTAATAAAACAAATGGAGGCTTATTATGTTTAGGTTGTGGTGAAGGTAAATGTTTGGGAATAAATACAGAAGTTATGATGTTTGATGGGAGTATCAAATATGTTCAGAATATAGTTGTTGGTGATAAATTAATGGGAGATGATATAAATCCACGAAATGTTTTATCAATTACACGAGGTTTTGAAAAATTATATAAAATACATGATATTAAAACTGGTGAAAAATACATTGTAAATAAATCACATATATTATCACTTAAATACACATCAAGAGAACCTATTGAATTTAATAATAATATTTATTTTTATGGAGATATTTTGGATATATCAATAACATCTTATTTAGAATATAAAAATGAATTAAAAAGTTTTTATGGTTATAGATTACCAATATTAAATTTAACAGAAAAAAAAATAAATGAAGATCCATATGAATTTGGTAAAAATATTAATAATTTATTATATATTCCAAATGAATATAAATATAATTGTTATGAATATAGAAAACGATTAGCTATTGGTATTTTAGATAGTACATTAGTAAAATCAAAAATGGGAGGAAACGTATTTTTGAAAACAATTAATTCAAAATTAATTTCTGATATAAAATATATTTTAAGATCAGTGGGATACATAGTATATAAAATAGATGAAAATATTTTAAATATTGAATTAGGTTTAAATTTAAAAGATTTTGATTATTTAACTTATAAAATTTTTGTTGAAGAGTTAGATGTTGGAAGTTATTTTGGTTTTGAACTAGATGGAAATAGAAGATTTATGTTAGGTGACTGTACAATAACTCATAATACAGTTTTATCATTATATATTGCTTCACTATATGGAGTAAAAACATTAGTAATAACACATAAATCATTTTTATTAAATCAATGGAAAAGTAGAGCAGAAGAATTTACTAATGCAGATATTGGTATTTTACAACAAAAAAAAATAGATGTTAAAGATAAACAAATTGTTATTGGTATGTTACAATCAATTGCAAAAGATAAATATGATCAAGAACTTTTTAAAGATTTTGGACTAGTTATATTTGATGAAGCGCATCATGCACCTTCAAAATATTTTTCACGTGCATTACCAATAATTAATTGTAAAAGAACATTAGCATTATCAGCAACACCGAATAGAAGCGATAAATTAGAAAAAGTGTTATATTGGTATTTTGGTGATATTTTATATAAACAACCAACTGAAAAATTAAATACAGTATTAATCAAAATGATTAAATTTGATTCACAAGATAAAAATTTTAAAGAATACAGAACAAATTATGGAAAAGATATAAATAGACCGAAAACTATAAATAAAATAACTGAAATACAATCTAGAAATAAATTAATAATTAAAATTATAAAAGAATTTATAGAAGAAGAAGGTAGAAAATTATTAGTTTTAAGTGATCGTATTGAACATCTGAATGTTTTACATGATAGTATAAATTTACTAAAAATAACAACATGTAGTTATTATATTGGTGGAATGAAACAAAAAGACTTGGATAAATCAACTGAAGCACAAGTAATTTTTGCTACATTTTCTATGGCTCAAGAAGCACTTGATATACCCGAATTAAACACATTATTAATGGTAACACCTCGTAAAGAAGTTGAACAAGCTGTTGGAAGAATAACTCGACGAAAAGATCATCCTGTACAACCAACTGTTATTGATATAATTGATCAACTACCAAGTTTTGATAGACAATCTAAACACAGAAAAAAATTCTATACTTCAAAAGATTTTACAATGAAATTATTTGAAGCAGTAGAAGATAATATAATAAATGAAATAAATTTAAATCATATTAAAGAATATAAAAAAACTGATTTAATTATTGAAGATTTAGATTTTATTGATTAAATACCTAAAAATTTTTTTATTCTAGCTATTTGATCACCATTATATATTGCTTTACCTGTTTCTATATTAGTAATAATATCTTCTTTTAAATTCATATTTTTTGCTAAATCTTTTCTCGACATTTTTTTTGCACATCTAGCATTTATAATAATTTGTGATATATCTTTAGAAACATACTTTATTGATTTTATTTCATCATTTTCACTTGGTAATGAACTAGGTTTTTTAACAATTTCCTTAGGCTGAATTTTTGGTTTTGATAATACAATTGTTTTCCAATCTTGATGTCCATGCATAAATTTATTAGTTTATTATAATAAATTAATAAATCAATTTTTACTTAACCTCCTCCAAATATACCGCAGCCACCTCTTGTTACTAAAACATATGCAATATAAAAATAAGGACAGCAACATGCGAATAAAACACTTAATAAATTAAATGCATTTTCATTACATTTCCATGATAAGTATAACGCAAAAAATCCTAATATAAGATGAAATATACTATAGATTGGAGATGTCATGGTTGAAATTGAAGTATTGTAAAATTCTTCAATAATTGTTTTTTTTTTATTTTCATTATTATTTTTCATATTATGTATATATAAATTTAGATATTTTTTAGTTTACATTTAATATTATATGCATTTTAATTTACACCCTTGAAGATTTAAAATGCCGATTTTAATCAACAAAAAAAATATTCAAGGTTTGCCCATTGCAGAGCGTGTAAATTATGATTTTGTTAAGGCGACAACCTTAACTGATTTTTTGGCTTTCTTTTGAACATCCTTTTTAATCTTTTCTTTCTTAGGTTTTTCTACCTTTACATCTTCATCCTTCTTTTCCCTACATAAATATTTTGGTCGTTCAAGTCCATTAATTGCATTTTTAGCAATTCTATATATATTTGTGGCACTATTTACATCTCTATTCCACACACTATAACACTTTTTACAAGTTAATAGCCCGTGGCATAAGATATTTCCACTTTTATATGGTTTTGGGTTTTCTCTGATTTGAAATTTTTCACATCTTCCTGTTTCATCTTTACAAATTGAACACATACAACTTGTTCTAAATTCATCAACTAAATATACTTTATAATTATTCTGTCTAAATAATTTACGCATACCAATTCCTTTAGTTGCTTCCTTATACTTCATTTGTTTCTTTTGCTCCCAATCACCTATCGTAATAATTACTTCTTCAGGTTTTCCAAATATTTTTTTGAAATTATTAATCATTTTTTGTTCATGTTTCTTTTTATTTATATATCCATTTAGTTTAAGTTTTCTGAATATATATTTTTCATAAAACTTATATAATTTATTATTTATTTCACTTTTCTTTTTAATGTAGTCTTTGAAATCTTTAATAATTAATGTTTTTCTATTGAGTTTGGATAATTCTGTTTCATATTCAATTATTGTTTTTCCATCTACTTTTTCTTTCTTGAATTCTAAAATTATTTTAGCATACTTTTTAATTTTACATTCTTTTCTTCTACTATCTTGTGTATATCTAAATTCATTTGCTTCTTTATTATCATTATCAACACAATAAATTAAATCTGCCTTGTTTGGGTCTATTGATACAATCTTTTTGTTTTTAATGTTAGTATAATCTGTTAATTCATCTATATATTGTTCTGTATTTGAATCTACTTTAATATTTGGTATTCTTTTACCAATTAAATCATTTCTTAACATCAAAATAGAACAACTTACACCATCAGTTTCTATCATGTGGTGAAATGTATATTTTGGTTTTTTAAAACATTGTCTTTCAGTTCTAAAAAAGAATTCCCAAATTTCATTTTCATATTTCTTCAAATTACCTTCTAATAAATAATCAGTTTTATTTCCTTGCTTTTGTGTAAATAATAAATGAACTAATGTAGTTGTATCTAATTTAATTGATTTCATTATAATATCATTTCTCATTGGAAATACATTATAAATCATAACTTTATCTTTTTCAACTTCTTTCATCATTCTAATCATACATGGTAAATAATCTTGTGGATTACATTGTAAATCATAATATAAATTATCTTTTTGATATTTATCTTTATTTGGTGTTATTATTTTTTTTATATCTTTAATCCAATTGTGATATTTTTCATCTGATTTATATTTATTAACTGGTTCTAAGATATCAATTTTAATTTTTCTTAATTGCCTACAAAATTCATTAATTAAATCTTTTTGTTTTTCTTCATCTTTATTTTCTTCTTTTATTTTAATAATTGTTTCTTTTTTCTTCCAAACAATATTAACATATCTTTCAATATATTCAACATAATGTAATTTAATATTATTTTCATACATTGTAATAATTCCAATTGTAAGATAATCTAAAACTGTATTAAGATGTGTATAATTTAAATCAGTATCTTTAATTAATGGTTTGTAATCTGAATTATAAAAAGTAGTTAATTTATCTTTTAGTTCCTTAATTTCTTTTTTTGGTGGTCTTCCTGATGCACTTTCATTACATAAAATTTTCATACATGAATTAACAAAAACTTTATCTATAATGGGCAATTTATTATTCTTTTGAAAATAATCTAATAAATAAAGTTTCATAAACATTAATGTATTAATAACAATTTTATTACATTTAATAACTGCATCTGTAATTTTAGGTAAATTAATATCTGGATTTTTCAAAACATGTTTAATTGGTATTTTAACACATTTGAAATAATCATTAGATTTATCTGGTGGTTTAGTCTTTTTTTCTTCTATAGCACTCATTATATAATACTATATATATAACTATATATATATTTTAATTTCTAAAAATAAACGCAAAAATTAAAGTAAATTATTTTATACTTAATATTATATATGGATTATAAAGATAAATATATAAAATATAAGACAAAGTATTTAGAATTAAAAAATAAAAATAACATGATAGGTGGAAATTATATTTCTAATTATACTATTATAAAAACTTTAGGTAAAGGTATGCATGGAACTGTATATTTAGTTAAAAATAGTGAAGGAATAGAATTTGCTATGAAAGTAGAGCAAATATTTGAAAAAGATTTAGAACAAAATTTTAAATCCCCTGTTTGGAGAGAAATTGATTTTGCTAATATAATGTCATCTAAATATCCTCAACAATTTATGAAAATATTTTAATATGAAAATAAAAGATGTGATTATATTCATGAATTAGAACCAAATAAATGGAGTACAATGAATATAAAAGTTAAACAATATTTTGAAGAGTTATTTTCATCAAAATTTTGTTCAATTAAAATTACTAGTATTATAGATATAATGCTTCATGATATTATTTATAAAATATCAGATAAGAATATAATATATAATTTATTTATACAAGTTGTATATTTATCATATCTTATAAATAAAGAAGGTTATTATCATAGAGATTTACATCCAAAAAATATAGGTGTTATTTATACAAATGATGAATTTATAAATATATTAGGTAAAGATATTCCAACCAATGGTTATATTTTACAAGCTATTGATTATGGTATGGTTATACATTCAAAATATGACTTGGAAGAAAATGAAAGAAAACAATTAGTTGATGACAATGATTTGTATCAAAATGTTTATAAAATTATTTTTAAAATAATGTTAAAAGAATTAATTGAAAAATATCCAGATAAAGATATAAATCAATTAGTTCCAATATCAAAAAAAGATAAGAAAAAAATAAAAAAAATTTTAAATCATATTATTCAACATCCTAATTATGCTTATTTTGAAGAATTACTATATAAAATTATATTTTTTGATAAATTTCAAGAACAAATTGGAATAGTTGATAAAGTTAAATTATTTAATTTTTTATCAATTGAAGATATAATATATATATTCAAAAATTATAATAATTTAGAAAAAATATTATTATATTTAACACGTATATACTAATTAAAATTCATTCCATATTTGTTCAAATATTCCAATAGGATCATTTGGAATCATACTATCTTTAATACTTTCTTCAAGACTTTTTGCAAAATTGTTAATAATATTTTGATCATTTAATAAATTATTTACTTGTTCTTTAGTTATATTATTATTAATTTTATAACTATCTAGACTAATATTTATACCTTCAAAATTTCTTGATCCAGAACAATAATAATTTCCATTAATTTTCATTCTAAATGATACTACTTCAATATTATCTTTTTCACTATAAAATATAATATCCATGAAAAATATAGGATAAGCTTGTTGAATACCCCATTCTTCAAATTGTTTAAAAGTTGGCGATGTATGTATAACTTTAATAATGTATGTCATTATTTTATATATAATTAAAAATATTAATATTTATTTAATTCAATTTTTATAATTTGCATAGATTTAAAATTAATTTAAATAATTATTATAATTAGATAAATAATTATGGATTATGATATTGATATTCAAGACAATAAAAAATATATTTATGTTATAAGTAATTTAATAAATACTGATATAAGTATTTTTGAAATAAATGAATGGGATGATTTATTGAATAAAAGTGAAACGTTTAAAAAATGTGTAAATATACTTAATCGTGAAACTGATATTGAATATATTAAGACACACCCAGAAATTAAAAATGCAACTTATTATTTATATTATAATTGTGAGTATTGTAAATATAATGATTTTACTTCTTTGGAATATTATACTGGAAATAAACAAGATATATATGAAAGAGTATTCTTGGAGGTTAAAAATACAGATAGATATAATATATCTGTAAATAATTTTAGAACATGGATTATTGATAATTATGAAAAATTTAATAAAAATTATAACATAATAAAGATGTATGATGATAAATAAGTTTTAATTAAAATTGATTAATATTTAAATAATTATAACTAAATATATTTATAGTTTAACAAATTGTTTATTTATTATAAAATATTATTTTATTGTAATAATTCAAATACATATTTTTTTGTTCTAATGTCTTCTTTATTGTCTTGTTTTATTCTATAATCATAACTATTTAATTTATATTTACTTTTTGTTAATTGTCTTATAATTGATAAATATGGTCTTTTTGCTTTTGTTGGTTCAGATGCTCCTATTATAGTTGAAAAACTATAGTATTTTCTTATTTCTGGTATTAATTCTAATATTTTATCTTGTTTTGTTTTATCGTTGTCAAGACTAAATAAAATTATACTATTTTCATTATTTAATTCTAAAATATTAATAATTTTATCTACTAATTCATCTTGTTCTTTTTTATATAAAATACTTTTTAATTTCATAGTATTATATTATAATATTATGAAATTTTTAAATAAAATTAATCCTTATAATTTTTAACTTTTCTTTTTAATGTAGAATCTTTTTTTACATAATCTTTATAAGCATCTTTATTATAGGCATTTTCAAAGTAATTTTTATAATTTTCCTTTTTAACCTGTTTTATTGCATTTTTAATTTCTATAGCTAATTCATCATATTTCAATACTTTTTTATTTAACTTCAAATAATGTTTAATTTGATTAAACCAATTCTCTATACAATTTGTTTTAGGGTATACGGGATCGTAAATATATATTTATTACCACTATTTGTAATTGCTTCTTTAACATATTCATTATTATGATATTATTTAAAATTAAAAATTTTTAAATAATCTGATTTTATATTTTTCCAAAGAAAAATATAAAATAACTACCTGCATTATCTAAAATAATTAAGTGATTTTTATATTTATTAAAAATATTTGCTTCTAAGAATTCAACAAATCTTTCTTTAGTCATTCCACCTGCATCCTCGGTGGTGAGGATGCAACCACCTTCTTTATATAAAGTTGCACCAACACATTTAGAATTAGAAATAGCACATAATAAAGTAAATTTTCTAAAAACATAATTATTATCTGTTTTAACAACACATCTTTTGCCTAAAGAACACTTAGAATACTCCATTATTAAAGATGGACTAATTGATGTTTCATCTAAAGATATTATTTTGTCTAATGAAAATTTTGATACTTCTTTATAAAATGTCTTTAATTCTTTTTTTATGTCTGTTAATTTTCCATATCTTTCTTTTGGATAATGCTCATTTTAAGAATATCTTAAGATATTCTTAAAAAGTAGGGAAAATAAAAATCTTCAATTTTTATTTGCCGTTCATGACGTGTTCTTTTTCTTGTTATATTATTATCTCTTATTACTTGCCCTAAATGTTGAGGTGTAATATCAAAATCTTTATATTTCTTTTTAACTATTTTACATAATTCTTCCATTGTAATCTGTTCATTTTCTTTTAATTTTTGTATAGCATATTTAACTTGTTCTTTAGTTATTTTGTAAGATTTTGGTTTTCTATTTAATCTTTTAATTTCTTCTAACTCTTCATATCTTTCAATCCATCTTTTTAGACTTCTTTCTGAACACTTAAATATTTCACAAGTTTTTGTATAATTGGTATCATTATCCAAATAATATTTAACTGCTGTTATTTTATAATCTTCGCTTTTGTGTTTAGACATTTAATATATAATTATTTATATATTAAAAAAATCGGCATTTTAAATCTTCAAGGGTGTAAAACTTTTTCTATGATAATTTGTATATCCATATTTTTTTATACCATCAATATGTTTTTGTGATGCATACCCCATATTTGAGTCTAAACAATATTTATCAACTAATGATGGATCATTTTTACATAATTCTAATATATGTTCATCATGATATTCTTTTGCTAAAATTGATGCAGCTGCAATTGAATAAAATTTACTATCTCCTTTTACAACAGAAGTAACTTTATATTCTGGAAATTTTTTTTCCCAACCAACACCATCAATTAATAAATATTCAGTTTTAACTGGTAATTGATTAATTGCTCTTTGCATTGCTAACTTTGTTGCTTCTAAAATATTAATTGAATCTATTTCTTCATTTGTTGCATATCCAACAGAAAAATTTTTAACATTTTCTTTAATCCATTTTAAAGCTTCTTTTCTTTTTTTACTTGATAATTTTTTTGAATCTTTTATTAATCCTTCAGGAGGAACTAAATCATTTGACCATATTACAGCACCAGCATAAACATTACCAATTAAAGGACCTCTACCGGCTTCATCAAGACCAATTTCAATATTGTCTTTATTATAATATTTTTCCATTATAATTTTAAATATTTTTATAAAGATTATATTTTCAATTTTTATATATAAAATATTTTAAAATTTATTATTATTTTTTTTCAAATATATATTATATATATGACAAATAAATCATCTTCATCTGAAAATGATATTATGTTATCTTGTTCTGAAAATGATAGTGAATCTTCTTGTTCTGAAAGTAATAAAGATTGTTTTATATCAGAAAAAATGTTATACCATATTGGTGCATGGGCTGATAATAGAGTTACTGAAATAGAATTTTTACCAAAAAATGGTATTCCAATAAAATGGACTACTTCTGTTACACTGGTACCATCAAATCCAACAAATATAAATCATTGGAATATGCAAACACCAATTACACAACCATCATTTCCTATTTTTCCATTAAAAATTATTTGTGGTGATAAAATAATATTTAAATTTGATAATGATATTGGAAGTCCAAATGCTTTTGCTTGTGCAGCAAATATTGATGGTATTATATACAGAACATCAAATAATAATTTATATCCAAATAAAATAAATCTTAAATCAACAACCGGATTTAGTATAGTTAATCCATCTTATATACCAACAACTGATTTAGTAACACGAAATATAATTGATAGTATAAATTATATTAGTATAAGTCCAAATAGTTCATCAAAATATACATTGATATGGGAATTGTAATTTATTTTTTAGATAACCATTGACTTGAACAAATTGGACAATTTGGTTGATTTTTTACCCAAGGAATAATGCATTCATTATGAAATGAATGACCACATGCTCCTGTTACTATTATAGAATCTTCACCTTTATTATTTGAATGTAAGGAATTAAAGTTTAAATTACATCTACAAATTGTACAATCAATATTTTTATCTAAATCATAACAATTACTATTAATTAGTTTAACACTCTTAATCTTAAATTTTGATTCCATAATTAGAAATTTAATCTGTAAAATTTTATTTGTTCAATTTTTTATAAAAAAATTTGGATTTAATAACTATTAAAGTTACTATATGCAATTTTAATACCAACCCAGTCATAACCTATAATTTTTTTTAATATTTCAACTTCATTTTCTTCATTTAATTTAATAAAATATATTGTTGGAAGACTCTCAACATTATACATATCAATTAATTCACTATTATTTTCATCATCAATATCCAAATAACAAATATGCATATTACTAATTTCTTCCATTTCTTTTGGATCATGAAGTCTTGATTTTAATTTTTTACAAGGTCCACACCAGGAAGAACCAAAATAAAGCATAATCAATTTATTTTTATTAAAATAAATTGATTTGTTTAATTCTTCAATACCAGATATTTCAAACATATAATAATTATTAGATTATTTATATTTTATAATCAAACTAATAATTACATACTTTCTGAAGATTCAGAATCAAAACTAGAAAAAGATAAAAATGATGTATCAGTAGTTATAAGTTCGCTATCACTTTCTGATTTTGTTTTATTTGTTTTATTTTTTTTGCCTCCTTTTTGATAATTTTCTGAATTTTCAGAAGATGAACTTGAAGTATCCTTAGATTTTTTTTCTGAAATTGGAGATTCAGTTAATTTTTCAGGTAAATTATCTGATGATTCAGAATTTGAACTTGATGATTTATCAGAACTTGTAGGTGTTGCTGTTAATTTTTCAGGTAAGTTATCTGATGATTCAGATTTTGAACTTGATGATTCAGATTTTGGTGTAGCAGTTAATTGATCAGGTAAATTATCCGAATCAGTATTATTTGACCCCCCTAACATTAAAAAGTGTTTTTCAGAAACACTGACTGTTCCACTTAATTGATTAACATCTAATATATCAGTTAAACTACCTCCATTTTGAAATACTTTATTTTCTAATTTTGTATTATGAATTTCAGCTTTAAGATTTAAATATTTACTTTTATATTTTAAATATTTTTCTTGATATGACATTTTATATATATATATAATTAGAAAATTAATAAAAATATTTACTAATGATAATATAAAATCTAATTATTATTAAATGGATGCAGATAAAAGATGTGCGCCTAGTAAAAAATATGAAAATAATTCTTGTTTCTCACTTGATTCACTAAAAATAATTGCTAATGAATATAATAAAACAAATCAAGATAAAATTAATATATCCAATGATAAAAAAGAATTAGTTAATCAATTAAAAGATAAATTTTCTTCATCATGTTCAACACAAACATGTTGGCTAAGAACTAATATAGTTAAAAATATTGAGAATGATGAAATACATAAAAATACATTTAGACCTGAAGGACCAAAAACTAAATATGGTTGGCTATCTACAACAAATATAAATGAAGTTATTGATCAATATCATAAATTACATGATGAGTTTTTATTTTTAGGAACAGTTCCTTATGATTTTCAAGAAATACCTGAATTAGGTCTTAATAATTATAATTTTGAAAAAATATATAATAGTGGTAAAACTAAACTGGGATTAGTTATTAATTTAGATGAATCACATCAACGTGGGTCACATTGGGTTTCATTATATACTGATTTAAAAAAAAATAAAATTTATTTCTTTGATTCAGTTGGTAAACCTCCTAGAAGAAAAATAAAAAAATTTATTAATAAAATTACAAATTTTTTATACAAGAAAAAATATAATTCACAAATTGATGTTGGTAATGTTGTTAGTGATATAAATAAATTAGGAGATAAACAATTAAAACAAAAATATTTAAATAAATTTTCAAAGAAACTTGAGGATTTTGATATTAGATTTAACAATATACAACACCAATTTAAAAATAGTGAATGTGGTGTATACTCTATTAATTTTATACTAAGATTAGTTAAAGATGAATCTTTTGACCAAATTATTAATAATGTAACAAAAGATGATAAAATGAATGAATGTAGACAAACATATTTTAATAATACATAAAAAATTTCACAAATATTATTATTTTTTTATAAAAAAAAAAAATGACTTTCAATATAACTTATATGTTTTTTTAAAAATATATGAGCATCCTAAAATATTTTTAATTTAAATTTGATGTATATTAGATATATTTTAATATTTTTAAAATAAAATCTGTATTTTTTGATTATTTTAAATCATAAAAATATTTATTTAATATTTAAATCAATTTAACAAAAGTAAACATTCAGGTAAACATTTGTAATATATATACATTATCTATAATTTATTTATTATAACTTATATTAATTTTATTTTATGAATGAGTATACTGAATATTAAATTTAAATTATTTGATGTAATTTAGAATAAATTATATTAATAAAAAAAAAAAAATATATTTAAGATTAAATTATATCATGAATATATTATTTACAATATAATTATTAATTTAATAAAAGTAAACATTTTGGTAAACATTAAATATATATATATATTATATATAACTTATAATTATATATATTTTAATCAAACTAACAAATTAATAATTAAAATCAAATAGCAAAAGTAAACATTTTAGTAAACAGAATATAAAATATATAAGAAAATGATTTTATAAGTATATATAAAATGGAATATAAATGTAATGAATGTAATAAAAATTATAGTTCTTATCAAAGTTTATGGATACATAATAAAAAATTTCATTTACAAAATAAAAATCAAAAAGAAAACTTGTGGGAATGTTATATTTGTAAAAAGCAACTTTCATGTAAACAATCTAAATGGAGACATGAACAGAAATGTAAAAAATCAGAAAAAACAATATTACAATCAGAAAAAACAATATTACAAGAAGAAAATGATAAATTAAAAGAAGAAATAAAAGTAATAAAAAAGCAAAATAAAAATATTATTAATAATATAAACAATGGAACTATTAATAATAAAAATATAATAATAAATCAATTTGGAAATGAATCAGTATCAATGCTATCACATGAAGACATTAAAAGATTAGCATCATCAAATTTTAATGCTTTAGTAGAGATTATAAAATTATTAAACTTTAATGAAAATTATCCAGAAAATCATAATTTTTGTACTACAAGTTTAGAGGGAGATTATGTAAATGTATTAAATACGGAAAGTAATCAAATTGAAAAAGTAAATAAAATAGATTTTTATAATAATGTTTTAAGTAAATCAATAGATAAAGTTAATCAATTATTAGTATTATTAGAATTTGATGAAAATAATGAAAAAATAAATCCAAAATATATTAATTTACTAGAAAATATAGTAAAAGATCCAACTCTTTTTTCAAAGAAAAACAATAGAATGATATATAATAAAAATATTAATCAAATATCATATAATAATAAAGAATTAGTATTAAATACTTGGAATAAATTAATGCAAGAACCATTGGATGATAATGAAGAATCTGTATTTATTGATATAACAAAAGATAATATAATAGCTTAAATTTATTTTTTTTGTTTGTGATTAAATATATATTCAATTACTTCTTTTGGTATTAATGCACGTTTTTTTATTTCTGATTTTGATGTATCAAATCTTTCTTCAAGTATATTTGCAATTTTATCTCCAAAAGAATTTTTCATAATATTTGTGTCAATATTATGATATTTACTTTTACTTTTCATTAAAATAGGTAACCATTTATCAAGTTCAATTTTATATTTATCTTCTACTGCATTAATTAAATCTTCATTTAATATTTTTTCTAAGAATGAATTAACTAATGGTTCTTTAAATTTTTCAAAATCTTCACGAAAAGTTAATTTTTTTAGTAAATAAATTATAATATTTGTTTCATCATCATTATTTAAAAAAGCTTCTATTGTTCTAAAAAATCCTTCTCTAAATTTATTATACATTTTAACAAAAGTAATAATTTCTTCAGTATTTACAAAATCTTCTTTTCTAGGTAAAAATATTAGACGATCAACTCCAAGTGAACTTAAAAATGAATTTTTAAAATCATCATTTTTTGTAATAAAATATGTTTCACAATCAAGTTCAGTTTTAATAAGTTTTATAAATTTATTTTTATCGACAAATTCCCAATTATTAAAAACATTTAATATTGTTTTAATTGGTATTCCTTTATTTTTTTTTGTTGCATTATAAATATCAAGGAAAAACGTAGCAATACCTATTTCCATATTTTCAATATTTGTCAAATAAAATATAATACCAATATCTTCATCATAATTTTTATATATTGTTTTTGAAATTTCTTTTATTATTTTATTATAAATATCATTTATATCATCATCAACAATATTAAAATCAATTATAGTTTTTCCTGTAGTTTCATAGATTGTAGTTTTTCTTAAAAAATCAATACTTGGCATATGGTGACTTTCATTAATTTCAACAAGTATTTTTGTTTGAAATTCTTTTTGTTTTTCATTTAAATTTTCTCTAATTTTTATATATCTATCATATTTGATTGGTGAAATTTTTTTTACCAATAATTCTTCATCAACATCTAAACTTATACATAAATCATTAAATCTAACTTTTTTTGTTTCAATTAAAGTTTCATTTAAATGTATTAATTGTTCAACTGTTATATTATAATATATACTATTTATTATTGCATCAACTAAATCATTATCAATATAATAATTATAAAATTTTTGAATTTTTTTGTCATTTATTAACTTCCAATATAACTTAAATGTAGTATTTATTTGAGGTCTAATTTCTTTTAAATATTTTTTATTTTTAGATGTTAATTGTATTTGAATATTTTCATTATCATCATTACTCATTTCATTATATTTTATATAATCGCGTAATTCATAATAAAAAATTATTAATAATATTGGATGTATAGCACGATTTATATTTTTGAGTAAACTATCTACTACTCTTGAAACAATAGTTTTTTTATTTGTTTTTGTTCTTTTTAATACATATAATTCATTTGGATAACTTAATATTGAATCCCAGAGTTTACCTAATTTAACTTCTTTATTTTTCTCAAAAGCTTCAAATTCTTTTTCTGTGTCAAAAAGATATTTTAATATATCATTTTTATGTTTATTTAACAATTCTATTACCATAAAAGATGATATTTAATTTTTAACCAAATAAAATATCATTTTTTTTTATAAAAAATATACATTGAACATATTAACAACTAATGGATTTAATTTAACTTTACCTGATAAAAGTTTATTTAAAATTTCATTTAAATAATTATCTTTCCAACCAAATTTTTCAAGATATTTTTTTTGAAACCATATTTTACCATTTATTTGTTTTCCATTTTTAAATTTATTCTCAATAAAGTCAAATGTAGAAATTGTAACTGATAAAGGACCTCCTTGTAAAGGTTTTGTTCCTGTATGAAATCCAAATTTAAAACAAATAAAATAATCAAAATTTTTTATTTTTTTTCCTAGTTCTTCTAGTAATACACTTTTTGTTCCATTAAATTTTAATTCAAATGTAAATTTATTATTTTTAACTTTATAAATTACATATTTATTTTTTTTTAATTCGTCTCTTATATCTTCATAATTAAACATTATTATTATTTAGAAAATAATATTAGTTTTTAACTTCAATTTGTAAACTAACAGCATGTTCTAAGTTATAAAAATTATGTATTCTTCCTTTTGAATCTTTAAATAATATATCGAGTTTATTTAATGTAATTGGTTCTTCAAAATTTATAACAGCAGCACATGTTGAATTTGGTATTAAAATAGCAAATGGTTGTTGATTATCAATATTATTTAAATATAATAATACTTTATTATCATTTCTTAAATCATAAATTTTTGATGCTCTGTATTCTTTATTATTTGAATAATTATTATCACTAAAACCCAAAACAATAATTGATAATGGTGAAGGAATAATCTTGAATATATCATTACAATTTACAAATATTTTTTGGGTTACTTCATCAAGTTCAAATAATATTCCAAAATCATTTTTATTTAATCCTTTTATTAATTCATCAATAGTATATTTTCCTGTTTCTAGTATTATTTCTTTTATTTCTTCATCATCAATTTGAAATTCAAACGTATTATTTTTATCTTCTTCAATATTAAAAATATTAATTGGTATTGAATAATTTAATAATTTTATTGAATGAACATTTTCTAATTGATCAAAATTATATGTATAATAACTTGAATTATTTTCATTACATATTTCCATTTGATATAATTTAACTTGAGGTAATTTGTTATATTCATCAATTACTTTTTGATATTCTATTTTTTTATCTTCTAACTCAATTATTTTATTTTCAGCATCAATTTTTAAAGTTTCAAATTCTTTTATTTTATTTTCTGTTTCTTGTTTATGGTTAGTAAGGTCATTAAATTCCGTTTGAATATTTTTTTTTATTTTTTCTAAATCTAATAACTCGGGTGGTAATTTATTATTTTCTACTTCATTTTGATACATTTTTTCTAATTCAATTTTATTTTGTTTTACTGTTTTTAATTCATCTGCCAATCTTTCATTTATTTTCTTTAAATCATTAAATATTTCAATAAATTCTTTTTTTTCATCAGATGTCATTTTTTTCGGTTTTTGAATAACAGGTTTTGTCTCTAATTCAATTTTTAATTTTAAATTTTCTTCATTAATATTTTCATAAGCTTTTTTTATTTTAATATAACTATTGTACAATTCTCTTACATTATTTGAATTATCGGGAAGTTTTTCAATTTGAGATTCTCTTCTATCATCTAATTGTCTTCTATCATCTAATTGTCTTCTATCATCTAATTGTCTTCTATCATCTAATTGTCTTCTATCATCTAATTGTCTTCTATCATCTAATTGTCTTCTTTGACTTTCATAATCTGAATTGTTAATTTCATTATCAAAATTTACTTTTTTTTTACTTTTTAAGTCTTTAATATTAGTAGGTTCTACATCATCATATGTATCTTCAAAGTTTTCAGATTTAAAATCAACATTACCTCTTTTTACATTAACACTATCTCTATCAGCTTTTAGTCTATTAAGTCTTTCAGAGAATGGTGTATTATCTTCTTCAATATTATCATCAGTTATAGGTCTATCAAAATTATCTAAACTCATTAAATCACTACCACCACTATCAACACCTGATAGGAATTCATTTGAAGTATTACTACCCATTTTCATTGATTTTTTTTGTGGTTGTTTTTGTATTTCCTGTATTTCACGAGGTTGTTCTCGTTGACTTTGATATTCATCATGTGTTCTAATAGAGGTTGCTTTTGGTTTTAAAAAATTAGGTACTTCAATTTGTTGTGGTTTTCTAGGAATATAAGCTTCATTATCTCTCTGAAATCTTATATCATCCATTTGTTTTTTTATATCATTTCCTTTTTGATATTGATAATTATTAAAACTAGGTTCATCAGGAGGATTATCAATTATTGGTTTAAACATACTCTCAACATCAGGTTGAAAATTACCTGCTAATCGTCTAGTTTCTTCTGATTGTCTAATATATTTTTCATTACCTCCAATAACAGATTTTGCCCTATCTGGTATTTGAACTTGTTTTCCTTTATTTATATCAAAATCCCTTTTAAATTTTAAATTAGATGGATCAATACTAGAATCTTCAAAAGCATCTGGTAATCCTGGTGTTAAGTGGGAATAAAATTGATTTAATTCACTAGGTTGTGGTTGATTTGGATATTGTTGTTGTTGATTTGGAAATGGTTGTTGTTGATTTGGAAATGGTTGTTGTTGATTTGGAAATGGTTGTTGTTGATTTGGAAATGGTTGTTGTTGATTTACACGTGGTTGTTGTTGATTTGAAAATGATTGTTGTTGATTTACACGTGGTTGTTGTTGATTTGGAAATGGTTGTTGTTGATTTACACGTGGTTGTTGTTGATTTGGAAATGGTTGTTGTTGATTTGGAAATGGTTGTTGTTGATTTGGAAATGGTTGTTGTTGATTTGGAAATGGTTGTTGTTGATTTGGAAATGGTTGTTGTTGATTTGGAAATTGTTGTTGTTTTGCATGAATTCCTGTGAAATTACTATTATATTTTTGTTTTAATTTTTTAATACTATTTTGTAAAGAATAATTATTAAATTGTCCAAAAATATTATTAAAGTTATTGTTATTAATTTTATTTTTATCAATTGAAGTCCAAACAGAAGTCATGTTTTCAACAAGATTATGTATAATGTCTTTTTTAGCTTCTATACCAACATTTTGTAATTTTAATTCTTCAAGTAATTTTTTATTTAGTAAACTTATGTTTTCTTTTGAAAAAAAAATACTTTGAATATTTTTATCCATTAATTAATATTTTATTTTTAATTAAAAAAATCCGCATATATATAATATGAGGGGTAATAATTAGTCCAACTCAAAGTAGTAATAATAAATCTCTGATATAAACTAAATTTAATATTTCACTTGTATTGTCTAGATTAATAATTAATGAATTTTTATCAAAATCATATTTTTTATAATTACCTAATGTTTGATAGTAAATAAAATTATTATTAAATCTACAAATATATTTTTTATCAGTAATTACTAAAATTTTATAATTATTTGGTTCAATATATTGAACATCATTTTTATTCATAATTTGTGAAATAATTATTTCTATATCAATATTTGAGTACTTTTCTTTTTTATAATATTCTAAAACATAATCGCACGAATTTTTATTTAAAAGAATAAATTTTTTTAAAACATATCCAACCGAATAAAATCCAGAATATATTGGTTTATTTGGTAATGAATTTATATATGATAATATATTTGTTATATTAATAAAATTATTTATTTCTGTTATTAAAATATATTTAAAATCAAAATTATTATTTATATATTTAAGTGTTAAATCTAAAGATAAATTTAAATCATTTCCATTAACATAAAAAGTATTATTTTCAAATATAGTATCTTGTTTTATACATGTATTAAATTCGATAAATATAAATTTAACTTTTTTATATTTTTCTAAGTATTTAGAATGTATTTTTTTTAGTTTTTTAAAATAATAGTTTTCAGAATAATTTAATATTATTATTATTAATTCATAATTCATTATAAATATATTAAATATTTATTTATTTTACAAACACAAAACTCTTACAACACTGATTTTTCAGAATAATTAGAATTTAGATCATCATTATCTTCTTGCAGAACTATTGTTGTATGTGTTCCAAGAATGTTTGTATCTCCGCTATTAATTTTATCCCATGGAGGATAATAAATATCAGTTTGTAGATATTGATCTTGTTCTAATAAACCATAAATAATAAGTGCCATTTTAGAAGCATTTTGTTGTCCTTCTTTATGGGAATTACCAATACCAAAACCAATATATTTTTCTTCTTTTTCATGAGAAGAATTATGTTTTTCAACACCAACAATATATTTTCTTTTATGAGGTGGTCCTTCCATATAAATAATTTCATAATTAGGATGAGACCATTCATTTGAATGATGGTATTTAAGTAGAATATCTTTGTAATTACTATCACAGTATAATTTATCGCTATAATCAATTAATGTTTCTAAAAGATTAATGATTAGTAATAGACATATTTCAAAACCATTACTTAAAAATAAAGCTCCTAAAAAAGCTTCAAAAACATCTTCATGTATTTTATCTAAATTTCTACCATTCATATTTTCTATACTTTTTGAAATTATAAAATATTTACCAAGTCCAATTTCTTTTGACATAATTGGTAAATTTTTTTTATCTTCAATTTTTGTTTGTAGTTTTGTCATAAAACCTTCATTTTCTTTTTCATATCTATTAAAAAGATAAAAAGAAACTATTAATTTTAATACTCTATCACCTAAATATTCTAATCTTTCATAACTATTTTCTCTAAGTTCAAGTAATTCAGGTGGATTACCTAATTCTTTTTTTGAATCTTCTAGAATTTCAGGTGGATAAATAGTTTTTTTACAATAAGATTTATGTGTAAATGATTCTCTAAAAGCTTCAATATTATGAACTTTATCTATTTTAACATTAAATTGATTTAATAATTTAATAATATCATCTTCTTGTACAAGAATATTATTTAAATTATAAGGTATTTGTATAATTTCTTCTTCTCCTAAATTATTTGTAACTTTAAATCCTTCAACTATGTAATTTGTTTGCATTAACTATTAATATTAATAATTCTATAAATCAAAATTCAATTTTTTTATAAATTTATTGTAATATCAATTAATCCATCTTTTATTATTTCATCAGAAGAATATTTTTTATAAGTATCAATATTTTTTATTAATTTACCATCTGCTTCTATTAATATATTATAATTACTTAAATTATCTTTGTTTATACCTTGACTAATAACAAAATCTAAAATATCTATTTTTAAATTTGTACGAACATGTTGACATCTACTACAATATTGTGTATCTCTATTAATACCAAACCAAGATACAAAACCAGCATACCATAAATCTTTATTTTGCTGGGTTATTATTTCTGTTTTTGGATATACATATGCATATATCATTATTGATTCACGAGGTATAGGTATATCTATAAGATTTATATATGCATTTTGTGTTTCATATTTCTTTAAAGGAATAAAATTATAAGTATATTGATATTGATCTAAAGATATTATATTTTTTAATTGTAAAAAATTATTTGTATTATTTCTCCAACCAAAAGTAATATTATCAGAAAATGGTGGTAAAAATGCTTCTAAACTTTTTTTAGTAAATTTTTTTTTTGTATCATTATTAATAACTAACCAATTATAATAAAATCTATCCATATTACAATGATGTAACCAAAAAATAGGATCGAATGCAGCGATACTGATATCACTCATATTACCACCATCACCTCCAATTATATTATGTATTGAATTATGTGGTGTTTCTAGAGGTACATAATTATATGGTTTGTAAGTTTTTAAATTACTAACTAATTGTGAACTAAATTCTTCATATGTTTTAGCATGCAAAGTATTGTATAATTGTGAACGTATAGTTTTAATTTGTTTTAATTCTTTATTAGTAGTTGCTTTTATAAAACCATTTCTTATTGTATTAGTTTTTATACCATTTAGATAATAATATGCAGAAGCTAAAGGATTACGGATGGTAATATTTTTATTATCATATAGAATAGTTATTTCTGGAGAATTTAAAAAAGTATAATCATAATTTTGTTGTGTAATATCAAAATATGGTAAAGCTATATATGTTTTATCTTGTGATTTATTATATATATTTAATAATTTTTCAAATTCATTTATATATGGAACATGCCAAGAAATAAAAGGTTCTACCGAATGAGCACAATAAAATGGTTCTCCAGTTTTTGCTATTTTTGTAACAACATCAGCATCAGTAGGACATAATACATCTGGATCATTTGGTTTAAAACTGTTTCCATGAATACCACAAATTCGAAACCAATCATCAGAATCTTCTAAATTTTTTAAAGCCATAATAAACTTACCAAATTCATGAGGATAATTTTCTTTTAAAGTAATAATATTTTCACGAATATATTTCATATATATTTAATATAAAATAATTTTATTTTTTTTAATAATTATATATGAAATAATTGCAAATACTAATATCAATATATATTGAATCGTTAAATCATTCTTAAAATTTTGAGATAATATATATGTTCTTATCTCATTTATTATTCTGTTGTAATCATACGATTCAAGATTACAATCATCTAGATTAAATTTCTGCTCATATTTAATTTGCTCAAACATTTTATCGTGATACTCATTGCATTTATTTAAATATTCTATATCTATTTTATCTTCACCATCCCTTGACCTAGTTTTGATTCTATTTATACATGTATCAGGTTTTGTATGTAAATATATAAATTTATGTTCAGGTAGTTTTTTAACAAACTCTTCAAACCATTTATTATAAATTTGATATTCAAAAGTATTTAATTTTTTTGAATCAAATAACATTTTAGCAAAAATATTTTTATCTGTATATAAACTTCTTTCTGTAATAATTATACTATTTGGATGTTTTAAAATCGTATCATTTAAAATTTTATATCTACTAATAAGTGCCATCATTTGAAAAGGAAATGAATATTTATCAGGATCTTCATAAAATTTTTCAATAATATTTTTTTTATCATCTTTAATTTTAATCCATTCATTAACTGGTTCTTCTAAGAAAATAATATGCTCTTCATTTATAAATTGATCTTTTAATTTTTTAATAATTGTAGATTTTCCACTTCCTATATTTCCATCTATGCTGATAATAATTGACATTATACATGTATATGTTATTAAATGAATATATTTATCAATTTTTTATTGATCTTATTTTTTAGGTATCTTCTTCATTTTTTATGTATCTTCTTCAACAGGTAAAATTTCATATACAATATCTTTATAACTCATTATTCTCATTTTACAACAATACCTTCTAAGTTTTAATGATTGTAATAATTTCTCTTTTAATTTTTCTTTATCTTCTTTGGTATATTTAGGATTATCACATATTTCTTTACTTTTTGTCTCCCATTCTAATATTTTTTGACCAAGGAAATAACCACAAGTAGGACAGGTTGAATACAGCATTAATATATAAAGATACATATTTTTAATTATATTTTTCAAATTTTTTTATTATATAATTTAATTATGAAACCTGAAAAAAATAATACATTCAATCAAAAACAATTTAATAATGATTTTGAAAAAAATGATAATACTATGAATAAAAATAAAATATTAAATAAAAATTTATCATATGATATAGAAAAAATTATTTTACCACATCAACAAACAGTCGAAAATATAATAATTAATATTAGAGATATGATTTTTATAATTATTGATATGTTAGAAAGTCAAAAAAATCCAATACCATTTATTTTGTCTTCGGATTCAAGAATATTTACATGTTCTTTAATGTTAATTATTTTTGGAACATTATTATTAATATTAGGAACAATTTTACAATCGCCAAAATATTAAGAACAAATTTATAATAATTGAAATATTAAATATTATATTTTGGCTTTCCTACTTCTTTTTTACAAACCGGGCAATTATAATTATATTTACTTAACCATTCTTCAATACAATTTGTGTGAAATATATGTTCACAAGGTAAAATTATTACTTCATTATCTTTAACTAATTCATCCATACAAACACTGCAACATTTATCTAAATTATTTTCAAGAATTACTTTATTAAGTTTATTTTTTTCTTCTTCATTTAAAGTACAAATAACATTTTCTTGATTAGGTACATTTATAAGTTCTGAATACAATTCATTTGCAATAGTCATCATTATTCTATTATATGTAATTGATGAATTATTATCAAAAACTGTAAATACATTAGAACCGTTATTGATAAATGGTATATTAGTAGAAATAATTTGATTAATTTCTTCTTGATTTTGATTAATTTCTTCTTGATTTTGATTAATTTCTTCTTGATTTTGATTAATTTCTTCTTGATTTTGATTAATTTCTTCTTGATTTTGATTAATTTCTTCTTGATT